CGTGTCGGCCCACGCCTGGAACGCGGCGTCGTCATCGGTGGTGGAAGCGGACAGGGCCACGTCGGAGCCCTGCTCACGGACGTTCACACGCGGCGCGAGGGACGACAGCAGAGTTTCGGTGGCCTCCGGTGCCGCGGACAGGGCGGTGGTCCACTTCTCACGCTCAGCGGGGGCGATCCGACCCTCGGACAGGGCGGACTCGATGACCTGCTCCTGGTGCTTCGCCTTCCGCTCCGCAGCGAGCTCGGACACCTGGGCGGTGAGCTCGTCCCACTGGGCCTTGGAAACGGTCACGGTCTCGGGGGTGTCCACCGTCTCCGACTTCAGCTCCGGCTCGGCCACGTCGGGGTCACCGGTCACGTCGGTCTCCTCAGCCTTCACGGTCGTGTCAGGGTCCGCGGGTGCCTCGGACAGGGCGGTGATGCGTTCGAGGATCTGATCCTCGGACGCGTCGGCGGGCAGCCCGAACTTCTCGCGGGCCTGGTCAAGAAAAGCCACGGTAGGCTCTCCTTCCTTTTCTCGGCCCGGGCGATCCGGGCTGTCTAGTTCACCCTCACACGCCACAGGGGACGGCACGGGGATGTCGGCATGTGTCACCGGATCGAGGGCGTCACCGAGACTAATGGTGACCACGGCACCGTCCTCGCACCCGTCAGTGGGGGCATCGGGGATCGGTTCGGAGGCGTACAGGGCGGCGAGGTCGTCGAGACCCTTCACGGCGGGGGCGGCGGCGCCGAGCAGCGCAAGCCCGGACAGCACGGTGGGGTGGGTCCGGCCGGAGGGGGTGCGGACGTTCTTCCGGAGCTCCACGGACACATTGCGGTACGCCTTCCCGACGACCTCCCCGAGACGCCGGGGCACGTCCACCAGATCACCCAGCAGGGTCCGGCCGTCAGCGGCCAGCCGGGGGTTCTCGACCCACCCGAACGCGGGGGCCCCGTCGCCGAGCGCGTTGAGCTCGGACACGTGCCCGAGCTTCACCCGCGCCTTGTCCACCTCACCGTCCTGGTAAGCCGCCACCACGGCCTGCAGGTCGTCAGGCGTGACCACAGCCTTGCCCGTGAGGCCGTTCCATTCGCCAGCGCGGCAGATGGGAATGCCGCGAAAATCCACTGTTTGAGCCATGCGGCAACCGTGGCACGATCCATGGCACAGTGCGGAGCGGGGGCCGCGTGTCACCGCGCACGGCACGGGAAAGGCCCCCACCCTGGGGAGAGGGTGAGGGCCGGGTACGGGCACCGACCGGGGGTGATGCCCGCGTGGGTGGTGGTGCAGGTGCGCCTCCGCCTGCGAGGACACTGCGTCATGGGCGTCCTTACCCCATGAACAAGGGCTTGACACCACCAGTAGCGCCCGTGGGAGTCGAACCCACACTGACGGGATTTTGAATCCCGAGCCTCTACCTGTTGGGCTAGAGCGCCAGATACCCCATGCGATTTCAGGTCGCACTGACTTGTCGGTGGTGATCAAACACCGGCAGTATCACAGCATCAGAGGACGGTGCGGCGAGCGCTGTGTCCCCTGAGCGACTGGGGGCTTGTGCGGTGCCAGGGGCTCGAACCCTGGTGCCATGCCAGTCACCGCCACCCAGCGTCCTGGGTTGTGGGGGCGGCCCTGGGCTCGGGAGCTACCCGAGCGGAACCGTTATCCCCACCATCTCCTACGTCTCACGACGATGGGCTACGTTCAGGCTGTGCAACCTGCGGCTGCGACCTGAACAGCTGGCCACGCCCCACCTAGATGGACCGTGGTGGCAAGACCAGCTCTAGGACTGGTCCGCGTGCGATGCCGGGACTCGGACCCGGTCGAAGCCTCAACTCTCACCGCGTCGCAGGTGAACCCCCCAAGGGCCCTCCTGCATGGTCACCGTTTGGCCTTCCCCAACCGCCCGATGACGTGCGTCAAGCGTACCATGCGACAGGTGACAACAGGGTTAGTCCTCCCATACGAACACGAGCGTGCCGCGGCACCGATTGCCGCCCTCACAGTTCACATACCCCTGCCCCTCGGGATAGAACTGCCGGGCTTCCTCCAAGGTCTCCCACTCGGTCTGGTCGATCCGGGCGCACGGCCCACACTGGTTACCGTCTAGAACTTCGGAGCTCCACAGCCACGCCGGCGCCCGTTCCGCCTGCTCCACGGTCTCGACCCGGCCGGCGTTGACGACGGCGTGGTTGGCTTGTCGGGCCACGTCCACGGGGCCCTTCGGGGACAGGTCGGTGAGCGTCTCCTGCACCGTCTCGGGGGTGGGTGGGGTGACCACAGCGGCGGGAGCGGTGTGCAAGTCCCGTGCCGCGTCCAGCACACGGGCGACAGGTTTCCCTGTGACGGTTTCCGCAAGGTCACGCACCCACCCGGGCTGCTCGCTGACGGGGGCGAGTTTCACGCCCTGCCGTGCCGCCTCCCGCACCACGAGTCGCGAGGACTCCCGGAACGAGGTGGCCAACGCGTCCTCCACGACGGGCAACGCACGCGCCACCTCTTGGGCCACAGGCGCCGGCAGTTCCACCCGCCACGCCGCCAGGGTCGCGAGCATGTCCTTCGCGCCGCGCCCCGCGGCATTCACCACCGCGGCCACCGCCACGGCGGACAACCCGGCCAGCACCGGCTCCACGACGGCCAGCAGTTGCTCCTGCAGCCCGTGAATGTCCCCGAAACGCACCCCGGAGGCCTGCTCCTGCTCCGACAATGGGCGGGTAGCCCACGCCACGCTCGACCCGTCCTCAGACTCCGCGAGGATCACCAGCTCATCAGCGAGTAGATCCGAGATCCGGGCCGTCAGCTCATCCTGCAGATCGGTGGTGATGGTCATGCGCTTACCTCTCGTAGTTCTCGCCTGTCCAACGACTGGTGCGACACTACCCACCCCATAGATCCATCACTACGGGGTACAGGCTCAGTCACCGGGCCGCACACACAATCATCCTCGATCGTGTGCCCAACCAGATCATCCACGGGCACCACATGCACCTCATCCCCCGGGATGCACTCCCACTCACTGCTCATGGCCCCTCGCTTCTCTCATGCCGGCGAGGCGTTCGGTGAGCGCCTCCAACCGGTCCAGGTCCGGGTTCTCGGACAGCCCCAACACCGGGGGAGCGGCCGTCTCACCCTGCACGGTGCGCGTAGTGGTGGGGTCGAGTTCGGGGAGCCCGTGCTGGGCGCGCAGATGCTTCTCCAGTCCCTGGTCGGGGGTGATGAGCCCGGTACCGGCAAGGTCCACGAGCACCGCCGAATCGGTGTCCCCGTTGGCGACAATGTCCCCGGGGGACAACACCGGGTACGGGGTACCCTCCCCGAAGTTCAACTCGACCAGGTCGCGGATGACGTGCTCGGTGAACACGTCTGCGATGAGGTCCGCGATCTCCTGGGAGGCACGCAACGCCACCTCCAAGAACGTCTCACCCAGGGACCGTGCCCCGGCATCATGCCCAAGATCCTGGAACCCCTGGGCCAACGCCTTGCTGATCTGCTGGGAGTAGTGCTTGATCTGCGGCAACGGGTCCACCGTGGAACCCGACACGCCAACCAGCTGGAAGTTCACACCCTCGGGGAACTTCGCGTACGCGGTCGCCCCAGCACGAAAGTTCGCCAACGCCTCATCAACCATGGCCTGATCAGCGTCCCGACCCACGGTCGCGACGGGTACACCCATGCCGTTGCGTTCCACGATCTGCACGCCGATACGCTCCAGCCGGTCCTTGAAGAACCACGGCCGGTACGCCTGACGCAACACCGACGTGCCGTACCAGTCCGCACCTTCCCGGCCCACACAGTAGAACACCAGGGACTCCACCGGGATACGCCGCGCACGGGGGATGCCACCCCGCATCGCGTCCAGGGCGGGTGCGGTCTGCCGCACAGCCTTCAACCCACCATCTTCCCCGACCTCGATTTCCTCGATGGTGGTCTGGTCGCGGGGGGCGAGCTTCCGCAAGTGCAGGTACCCGTCATCCGGGTTGTACGCGTACACCTGCTCGAACACAGCGTGCCCGTAGATCGCGGCTTTGAACGCCTGCGCCAAATGCTCGGAGAACACGATGCCCTGGTGCTCGCGGCGTGCCCGTGATTCCCCGGCTTTGGGGAGCCCAATGTTGCGGCGCACGAACTCGACCACGTTGTCGTCCACGTCGTCAGTGTTGGTCAACGCCCACCCGGCAGAGGTCACCGGGGTTCGCAGGGCACGCAACGCACTGCCCACCTGGTCGTCGGTGCGGGACATCTCATCCCACACGCGTACCGCTTCCAGGCCACGCAGGTCCGGGTTCGGTTCCAGCGACTCGGCCACAAACCGGTCACCCTCACGCCCGAACCCCCACACACGGCCCACACCAGACTGGTAGCCGGCCTCACGTTCCAGGGCCTTACGCTCACTCGTCGTCGTCATACCCACACCCTGACGTGTCACCAACACGCACCGAGGGACGGGCCCCAGTGTCACCCACCAGGCGCGGCGTCACACCCTGCAACTCCGGGTGACGGGGCATCACACACCTCCAGGTAGTCGTGTGGCCGGTGAGAGCAGACACTCCGGCCCACCATGTAGATGATTGGAACCCTCACCGGCCACTATCCACTATACACGCACCATGCCACCTATGACTAGAACGACACCGTTTGTGCGCCAGCCGTCACCGAACGATTCGTGCCCTCCAGGCGCAAACGCTCATGACCGCTGAGGGGACGGTTATACGACAAGCCCAGGAGCTCGGCTAGGCAATAGCGGGCCGCGTCACAGTTCGAGACCAGTACCCCATTGGCGTAATACTCGTGCTCACCATCAACCGTGAGGTTGTACACCGGCTGCTTTCCTGGTAGTGGATCGAAGCTGCTGACTACATACACGGGAGCAGCACCGTTGCTTACTGTACTTGTTGACCCGGAACAACTCACCACACGCCGCACAGTTGCGGTCAACATCGTCCAGGCCGCTCGCACGACGCCACGCTGACTTGCACTTGTTCGAGCAGAACCGGACACGCTCGCCCCTGTGCAGGGATTCGTATTCGGTCCCACACTGCTCGCAGGTGAACCGTTGAGGTTCCCGCTTAGCGTATGCCTCGATGCCGTGCTGACGGTGCCATTCCCGGCCTTCCTCGGAACGGTGCCACGCCACAGTGAGCGGGCGGATCCTCTCCAAGTGTTCCAAAGCCACAGCACGGTACTCACTATCCGCGAACCGTTCGAGCGAATGGTACGCAGTGTGCTCGGGCAGGTGTACAAGGGCAAGGTTCGCGGGGTCGTTGTTGAGCGGGTTGTGGTCCTTGTGGTGGACCACCATGCCCTCCGGGATTGGCCCGTGGTGGTCCCGGTAGATGTCCCGGTGGAGGTAGCCGCATCCGCCGCCGCGCCGGTAGTAGACCCGGTCTGCCCAGTTGGGTGAGTCGGGCCACCGGGTGTAGGTGTACCCGTTGTAGACGACTGATTCTTTGGTGACTGTTCCGTGTGCCATGGGATAAGCCTATCACCATACCGCAGGGCATCCATGCGGGCCTTGACGCCGTCCGCGTTGAACACAGGGTGATCGGCAGTCCCACGCAGAACAGCCCCACTGGACAGCGCCACGTCGCCCACCGTCGCCGCACCACTCGTCATCCCAGCGTGCGTCACCTCCCGCAGGCCAGCCCTCGTCCAAACCCGTACCCCCGGGCGGATACGCTCAATCGGCACCGGCCCATGCTCCGTGGCGATCATCGTCCCAGCAACGAAACACACGTGGTCATGCTTCCACGTGGTGTCGATGTCCTGGGGGTCCCTCTTAGCCCTCGGGGCAGAAGACAGTCCGCGGATCAACTCCCGGCACGTGTCATAAATCAGGATACGGGGCAGCTTCACCGGGTTCCCGTCATCGTCGACCATCCCGGTGTCGCGTTCGACCATGAGTTCGTCGAAGATCGCCCACCCCTGGATGCGCGGGTTCCAGCCCTTCACCACACGGTCACCGAGTGCTTCCCGAAACGCGTACGCGATAGACCCTAGGGGCGCCTCATCCGCGCCCGGGGAGAGCTTCTTACCCCCGAAGTGCGGGTTACGCGCCCACCCATTCGGATCCAACGCCACGGTCACATCACTGTGCAGGCGTTCCTCTTCGGACTCCAGCTCTAGCACCTTCGCCGCCTGCTGGGACGCCGCCAGACCGTCCTGCACATGGTCCCGGTACACGACGATGGTGTCGCCCACTTTAGCCGCCCACACGGCCGCGAACGGGTCGTTGATGCCGTAGTCCACCCCGACCACACGCACCACACCGACGGGGGGGATCGGGAAGTCCTCCGGCTTGATCACGTGCACACGCTCGCGGAACTGCGGGAATCGGGTGCCAGCGGGAACAGACCAGTCGCCGTAGATCATCGCCCGCTTGCGTTCCGGGTCCATTCCCGACAGCCGGCGTAGGTACTTGTCGTGGTTGATGAACGGGTTATCCCACAGGTTGGAGGGGATGAACTGGCGTCGGATCATGATCGGCTGCCCGTCCGAGTCCAGCTCCGGATCGCCCTGGTCGTCGAACGACGGGGACTCGAACATTTGGCCGGCCGGGGCGGGGTCAATGAATCGCTCCTTCACCCACGCATGGCCTCGCGAACCAGGGTTTGACGCTGCGAGCATACCAATGGTGAGCCCGAGCTCATCCATACGCCGCTCAATGTCCTGGGGTGCGCGCAGCCGCTCGTTCACGCGGTCAACCCAGGACTCGTCGTAGTGGGTAAGCTCATCGAAGCCCGTTTTGACGTATTCGTGCCCCTGGTAGTTCTCAGCATCATCCTCGGACGCGAGATAACCGAGCCGCAACTGCGACCCGTTGTAGAAGAACATCGCATTCTCGCTCTTATTAAGCTTCCCCACCTGCGGGGGGATACGAGTAGACAGGCGCTGCTCGATTTCAGTCATCTGTCTGAACGACTTACGAATCACCAGCGTTTTCGCCGTGGGTACGAGCAGGCAGATGTCCACCATGTGTTTGAGGATAGCCTCGGTTTTCCCCCCGGCAAGTGATCCTCCGAACAGCACCTCGTCAGCCTTCGAGGCCACGGCCTGCCGTTGCTTGTCGTACAGATCGATGGGGTACTTCCAGGTGGTCATTCCGGGTCGTCCTCGTTGGGGGAGGGAAGGGCGAAGCCGATACGGTTCCACCCGGGGGCGGCGTCAAGTGCGGGCTCAATCTGCGCGCCACCGTCCGTGACTCCCGAGGGTGCCTCATCGTCGCCCACAAGGGGTGCCTCCGTCTTGCTGCGGGTGATGTCAAGCGTGAGCCGGATCCGCATTATTCGTTGCCCTGCCCGGTGGTCCAGTCGGGGGTGATCTGGATTGTGACCTTCTCCCCGTCGCTGGTCACGTCGGTCTTCACGGGGGCGTCGAGCCCGTAGAGTTTGGCGATGCGTTCGGCGTGGCCGCGGCGGGCGTTGTACGCGGCGATCCGGTCTTTGATCTCGACCTCGTCGGAGGTGGCGATAACCTCCAGGGCGACCATGTCGTTGAGGTGCTCGTGGCCGATCCGGTCCCGCTTGTCCTCGACCTCACCCCGGAGTAGGGCGATACCACGGAGCACCCGGTCACGGGCTACTTTCCGGTCACAGTCGAGTTCCCGGCCGATCTCCGCGTAGGTGGCGCCTTCCATCCACCTGCTGTACGCGTCCACGGCCCGCTGCTCTGCGCGGGCTTTCCGGTGAACACCTTGCCGGTGTGCGGGACGGGTCATGGTTTCCTCCTCAAATAAACGCACCGTACCCCGGGACCACGGGACAGGTGGGGGACACGGGGCGGTGTCACCCGGTGGGGTTCATGTCCCCGTTGACGGCGCGTAACGCGGCACGGGCCTGGGTGCGCGCCCACGCCCGCTGCAGCTGCACGTCGCCCAGCCACTCATGGGTTCCCGCGAGGTCGCCCAGGTACGGCTTGTTGACCGCGTACACGGCGTCCGTGGCGTTCTCTAAATCCTCACGGGTCCAGGTGGGGGTACGTTCGGAGCGGAGCCGTGCGATCTCGTCCAGGGCGTCCGCGAGGTCCTGGGGTGCGTTCACTGCCAGTGCGGTGTTCTCTTCGGAGCACGCTTCGAGGTGACCAATGTCGTCCCCTTTAGCGTCCACGACGGCATCTGACATGAGATCACGCGCCGACTGCCACGGCAGGGGTGACGCGTTCTGGATGAGTTCTCGGATCTCCTGCTCGCGTTGCTCGGACCAGTTGCTCATGCGGCCATTCCTACCAGGTCGAACAGGTCTTGCTGCTGGTGTCCCCATGCCCGGGTGGTGGCGGTGCGGGTCATTTCGGTAACAGCCCGGTCGAGCATGTCCGCTTCCCGCCACCGCCCGGCCCAGTCGTGGACTCGTTTCTGGTTGTCGAGCCCCATGTCGTACGGGTCCGCGACCAACGCCAACGGGGAAGGGTGACCATGCTCGGAGAGGGCGGGGCGCCCACCACGCGCCACAGGCCTACAGGAGGGCCCAGGAGGCTCGTGTGGGGCCATCAGCGACACCACGTCCGACTGGTGGAGGGGCGCGTCGCAGAGCAGCCGGGAGAGGCGCACCGGGTCCGGCTCCCGCCTCGTCCAAGAGTCGTTCTTGAACGACCAGGCCCGACCTTCACCACCCCACGCCCGGGCTTCCCCCACAAGGTTCGCAGCCACAGCACGCCCCACACACGCACCCAACAAGGCTTTGCGGTGGTGGCCTTCCACATCATCCGGGTAATCCACCATGGCCTTACGCGCAGCCCGTGCGAGCCCCAACCAGAGTGCCGCGGACACGGTACGCGCACCATACGCACGCACCGCCGAATCCGACAGCCGCAGGCGTGCCTCACCCTCACACACCGGACAGTCGGCCTCACTCACCGCCCCCGCCCAGGCCATCATGCACGCCGGGCACGGGATGAAAGTCCCCGTGGAGGACACGCCGGAGGTCTTGGGCGTCTTGGACTTCGACATCGGGCTCCCCGCAGTTGGCACACGTTTCGTGGTCCATCATACACCGTAGTGTGTATTCGGGGATGAGGGTTCGCCGGCTGAGTTCGGGGATGCTGGCACCGTTGTGGTGGGCGTGGTGGAGGTCTTCGTTACGACCCTGTGAGTTACTCATTGGTCGGCCTCGTGGCTGTTGTGCCGTCATCGGCCTTCGTGCTTGCCCTACTTCGTGCCATGGGATGTTGTTCTCTCGTTGTTGTCAGGTTCCACAGTGTTGGCCCTTCCTAGATGTTAAGGTCCAGCGCGCCCTGGGACAGGCGCTGGGCGATCAGTTCGCAGTAACGTTCTTCGAGTTCCACGCCGATAGCGCGGCGGCCCAAGTTCCGTGCTGCGACCAGGGTTGAGCCTGAGCCCGCGAACGGGTCAGCGATCACACCGGGAGGGCTGTACGAGATCAGATGCTCCATGAGTCCCACGGGCTTCGGTGTGGGGTGGTCGGGCCGGTTCGCGTCGCCAGACATGAGAGTCGGGACCGATATCACGTTCGGGCGGCGCTTGCCCGTGAAGCCGCGCCCGAGTACGTAGATCTCTTCCTCAGTCGCGCCCCACGGCATCGCTAGATCGCCGGTGAATCCGCACGGGCGTTTGTCCCAGATCAGCCGGGCTCGTGTGCCGGCGGGGCGGGGTTGCGTCCACTTCCCGAACACAATCGCCGGGCCGTCGCCCCACGCCGTGAGCGCCGCGTCACGGGCCGCGAGGTCCGTGTCGCCCGCGATGCTTTCCCACTTTTGCGCGCCCTTGCGGCGCACGAAGGGGGAATGAGATACCCCGTAGGGCGGATCAGTGATGAGGACGTCCGCTTCGGTCCACACGTCCGCGAGCTGCAGGCAGTCGCCGTGGAACAGGGTCACGTGTTCATCCTGGTAGTACGGGGCTGGGGTCATTGGGTGTCCTTCCGGGTCATGGCTGTTTCCAGCGTATCAGGGATCTCATGGTGCTTTCCGACGAGCTCAGCGGGGCGCATACGCGTCTTGACTTCAGACCAGCAATCGGGGCAGTTAGCAGCTGCCCTGGTCTGGTGATCGGTACAGGGTGTGCGTGGTGCGGTGTGTCCGGCTGGTGCCCAGTCTGCTAACGCGTCGAAGAGGAACGAGGGTACGTGTTTGTCGGAGTCGCGGGCGTACTTGCTGAGGGCTACCACGATGTCGCCGTAGGGGGCGGGGTGCGTGCGGTTCTCGAACAGTGTCTTCTCAATGGCTTTGAGGTGCCAGTCAGCTACACCGTTGCCACGGGTTGCCCGCATGGTGTGGATGATGTTGACGAGCGCGGTGGCTTGTGCCTGGGTGGTGATGGGCATGTTCGCGGCTCCTTGCGGGGGTTCTTCTCGGGGTGTGCGGGTGCTGCTGGCGTCGCCTCGCGTGCGCGGTACGTAAGTGACGACAGCAGCAGACGGAATGAACACGATGGAGGGGGTGGGGGAGGGCACGTTCGCGTGTGGGCCCGGGGGCTGGAATCCGGGTCCGGGCGGGAGGTGAGGTGCGTCGTGAAGGTGAGCTGATTCCTCTATGTTCTAACCAGCCAGTTAGGCAGGCGGACGGTTGGCTATTAGCCACCTGGTTAGGCACTCAGAATGGGGCTGGGCCGCCGGCTTGGAGGTGGTCCCCGGTGTTGTCACCGCCGCGTTCGGCCACGCAGTAGTCGCAGGTGTCCACGTAGAGGCCCGTGTTCACGTGGTGGGTGACGTGGGCGCCTTTGGTGGGGTTCCCGCGGGCTTTGGCCCTGGGTGTTTGGTGTTTGGTGAAGTCGTGGATCTCCCACCGTTTGGGGGAGTGGTATTCGAGGAACCCGTGGTCGCAGAGCTCTTTGAAAGGCCGGGGCCCGTACTCCTTGCAAACGTTCTCGGGGACGACACCGTCGGACTGGTTCTTCGCGGCTTGGACGATGAGGTAGAGGTGCAGGAGCTTTCCGAGGTCGGAGAGGTCCCGGACCTTGAAGTTCTCGAAGTAGTCCACGGACAGCTTCACCCAGGGGCGTCGGTCACTGCTGGGCATTGGTGGTCCTCCTGGGATGGGGTAGGGTGTGGCCCCCACACGGGTACATGCGGGGGCCACGTGGGCGTGTTAGTGGATGGTGCGGAGGGTGTATCCGGTGGTGCCGTTACCGGTGTTTGAGCATCCGGTGACTTGTACTTCGTGGACCCCTTGTGGGGTGTCCACGAGCATGTAGTCGCCGAGTTCGGGGATGTACGGGTCACGGGTGATCGGGTTACCGTGCGCGTCCGAGAGCGGGTGAATCGTGTAGTCGCTCATGCTCCCTCCCCGGTGCCGAGTGCGGCGTCCAGGACGGCTTCTGCCTTCAGGCGCCACACCCTCTTGACGGGGTCCGGCAGACGATCCCAATGGGCCTCGCTACTCCACGAGAACTCCCGCAGGTACAGCGTCCGCGCCGCCTTCTCCACCATCGCGTCCCGTGTCTTCCCGTCCGTGGTGTCCCCGTACCGCCAGGACACGATGGACTCGAACCGCTTGAGCCGCTGGACCTCCGCGAGCAGGTCCGCGAGGTCGTCCGGTGCGTGAGCGATCAGGTCCGCGTCCTCGGCGCGCTCAACGCCGCGCCCGGTGCCGCCGTAGCAATAGTTCATGCAGTTCACCTCCGTGCTCACTACCTCGCCCCAGGACGGGGCCAAGGCGTCAATCTCGCGCCCGCTGGCCTCCCACTCGCCTGGTGTGCGGGCGTCCAGCCGTCCCCGGATGGCGTCGAGTCGTTTCTGGCTCATGGGTTCGTGCTTCATGCTTCCTCCGGCTCGTAGGGGTTGGGGGTAGTTCCGGCGATATAGTCCGCCACCCCGGTGCCGTGGTCACACCAGCCGCCCCTGTATCCTGCGTCCCAGGCGCGGGCCATGTCGGCCAGGGTGTACGTGCGCTCGCTCATGCTTCCTCCTGCTCGTAGCGAGCCCAGTGCTCCCGAGGGTTGGCCCTGGACCCTGTCTCAGAGATCCACGCGGTCCGCCCGAGATCACTGGCCGTGCGCTCGGCTTCGCGGCTCAGCCAGTCACAGATCGCGCAGTGCTGGTGTGCGGTCTCGGTCATCTCGGTCTTGCTTTCGTTGGTGCTCATGCTTCCTCCTGCTCGTGCCGTTGCTTGTACCCGGCTTCGGCTAGCGCCGCGGCGGTCACGATGTACTGCTTCTTGCCGAACAGCGGATCTCGCCTTTCCGCCACCCAAATGTCGCTCGCGAGGGTGCGGAAGCACTCGGCCGCGTTGCTCACAATGTGCAGTTCCACGTCGAGGTGGTTTCGCCACGTCTGGCCGGGCTTGATCGTTGTGGTCTCGTTCATCTCAATCTCGCTTTCGTCTGGTACCCACCCGTGGGCAGGTGTTCGGGTGGCAGCCCACCGGGCCGCCACATGGGCTAGGAGGGCAGGCAGGGTCATGGGTTCACCTCCGCTTCGCACGCGAGGTCGTAGATCCGGTTCCATTCGTCCTCGGTGGCGTCGGGCCACATCTCGGTGACGGACAGGAACTCCGGGTCTGTGCCTTCGCCCTCCACGAGTTCGCGGGCGGCGTCCTTGATCTGCTGGTCGGTCATGGGTTCCTCCTCAGAACAGGGCCCCGGGTTCCGGGGTCCAATCGGTGATTCCCGCTACCGCGAGTGCGGCAGGGGTATAGGTCGTGATGCGTGGCGCGGAGTTCTGCGGGGGCGGGCATAGGTGCACTCGCAGCCCGTCGTCCGCGTCCTCCTGGATGAACTTCTGCGGGTGGACCCCGCACAGCACGGCCAGGGCCACGAGCTGATCCCACGTCGGGTACTGGATCCCGGCCTCCCACCGGTCCACGGTCGGCTCCGGCACCCCGAGCGCGAGGTCCACACCCGGGCCTTGCTGGCCCGCATAGTCGAGCCACATGGTGACCCTCCATGGGCGCACCCAACCTTTGGCCCATTCGGTCTTCGCCTGCGATAGGCCCTGGTCCCAGAACGCCTGCCACCGATTCCGGCGCGCTCGACGTTGCCTGGTCCGCTCAGCGGCTTGCTCCCGGGATAGGCGCTGCCCAGCCTTGCCCCAGGTGCTCATGGTCGTCCTCGGTTCGGGTTGGGGTGGCAGTCCCACCAGTGGAGTGTGGACATCGCGGTGGTGGGCACGCGGTAGTGCATCTTCTCGGTCTCGTGGGCGGCGATACGACGGCGGGCCGGTACGTCGAACCAGCGCACAGGAGCCCATTCGAGGGGATCATTCGCGGTGGCGTAGCAGTCGGGGTGCCCCCCGTACTTCCACCAGCGACCGCACTCCGGGCACTCCCACAGGGTGCCGAGCGCGGAGAAGGGGCGCGTGATCTCGAACGGGTTGTCCAGCGGCTTGCACTCGTGCCGGGGCTTCGGGCGCGGCGGAGGGAGGATTGTCATGCCCTCACCCCGTCCCGCCAGTCCGCGTACAGGGCCACCCCGAGGAGCAGGGCGGCCATGCCCGTCATGGTCAGGCACGCGAGCACACCGGGGGCGGCTGCCAGGGCGATCAAGATCAGCATGGTGTTCTCCTGTCAGTTCAGGGACGCCGCGACGGTGCCCGTTTCGGTCTCGAATGCGGCGCGCATGTCCTGGAGCGCGGCCACGGCTTGCTGGGGTACGACCCCGTTCCCGATCGCCCGCAGCTGCTCTGTGCGGCTGATCGGTATGTCGGTGACCCACCCGGGCGGGAGGCCCATCATCCACTCCGCAAACCTCGCGGACAGGCGGTGTACCCCACCCCGGCCCGTGGGCTCGGTCGGTGGGGGTGCGGGGTGGCCGGTGACTTCCTCCCAGCGGCGGATCGCCGGGGCGTAGACACCGAAGTCAACGTGCTCGGCCACGTCCTGCAACGAGACCGAGTGCCCACCGGCGCGACGCTTCGCAGGGTCCTGTGACCCGCCGTTGTCACCCAGGTTGGTGGTCGGCGTGGGGAGCAGGTGCCCGGTCAGAGCGAGTATCTGCCCGGTCAGCCGCAATGTCTGCCCACGTGCCCGGGCGGTGTCCGGGTGCAGCGGCCCGCCCTCGGCCTCAGCCGCGCACGGGGTCCTGAGCAGGGCGTTCTCGGTGGGCGAGGACGAACACGCGGGCCCGCTGGTGGGGCGCTCCGACTTCGGACGCTCGAACAGTTCGCCATTCCGCGTCATACCCGAGGGAGGCAAGGTCTCCGAGTACACGTCCGAGTGCTCGGAGAACAGGGTCACCGCCCCCCCTTCCCACACATCCCGGGTCGGGTTCCAGCTCGCTCGATGAATACGCCTTCGCACTGAGTGCTCCTCTCACGTTCTCCCACACGACCCACTCGGGCCGGATCACTGCTACTGCTTCACGGGCCGCGACCCACAGATTCGAGCGGGTGCCCTCCGTCATCCCCGCCCGACGCCCGGCTTGAGAAACGTCTTGACAGGGGCTCCCCGCCGCGATGATGTCCACCGGCTCCACCGCCGACCAGTCCACAGCGGTGACATCCCCGAGGTTGGGGACCCCGGGGAAGCGCTCGGCGAGGATCCTGGAGGGGGCCGCGTCGAACTCGGCGACCCACGCCGTGTCCGCGTCGAAGACCTCATGCACGGCAAGATCGAGACCGCCATAGCCTGAAAACATGCTCCCGAGCTTCACTCGTCCTCCCCTAGCTCGGTGATGGTGACCACCACATGGGGGGTGGTGGTCTTGTTCCCGGCGCGGTGGTCGGGGCCTACGACGTACTCGTGGGAGTCGTCGGGGAACACGCCCGCGTCCACGAGGCCGTCGACGATGGCCTTGGACACGGGGGCGAGGTTCCCGGGGTCGTACCGGTGTGAGGTGGCCTTGTGGAAGGTCACGGTCACGCGGGCGCGCTGGATGGTCGGGATGCCCTGCAAACGGGCTGCGGCGACGGCCAGACGCCGCCAGGCCCGGGCAACTTCCCGGTTCACCGACCAGTGGTGCCGCGTGTTCGCAGACAACAGCCCGTACGGCACCTTGCGGATCATGCGGGGACAGTTGATGGACAGCGTGTACTCACCCACGGGTCTCACCCCGCAGCGCGTCCTGCAGGGCGGCGGCGGCCATGGTGCAGGCGTGTGCGGTCTGGGTGAGCGCGCCGTTAGTCAGCGGGGCATCGCACTCAGCGCAGAACTCGCAACCATCGCGGGTTACGAAGTCCACGTGCTCGGCGTACGTGTCGATCACGAGCTGCACCATGCGGTCCGTCACCGTGGGGACGTACGGCTCGGGTTCGGGTTCGGGTTCGCCGCCGAGTCGGGCGATCTCCCGCCGGACGTACCACGCGGCCTTCTGCAGGTCCTCCAGATGCCGTGCTGGATCTTTCCGTCCGGCGCGGGCCAGGTACTTCACGGCGTTGCCCGTGTTGAACGGCAGGCACTCGGTGATGTCGATGACCTCCGCGCCGCCCGAGAACCCCTGGTAGTGGGCCGGGTTGATGGCGTCGTTCATCGGTGGTCCCCGCTTCCGGTGATCGTGCCGCGTGCCTGCCGGTCCGCGAGCTTGTCGAGGTTCGCCTGCGCCACCGCTTCGAGGTTGGAGCCGTGGGCCTCTGCCTCCCGGGAGACGACGGCGAGCAGGTACGCGAGGATCAGCGGCTGCGTGTCGAGGGTGGACAGCATGGGCAGTGCGGTGCGGATCCCGCCCTCCACGTCCGCGGTGGTGAACGAGTCGATCTGCCAATCACCGAGCCCGCGGCCGGTCACGTGGGCGATCAGCGCGACGAACCAGGCCACGTCCCCGAGCTCCGCGCACACCTCCGCGTTGAGCCGCTCGGTGTCCCACCCGTCTCGCACGGCCTTCGCCTGCTTCCCGAACACCTCCCCGAGCTCCGCGATCAGCCCCGGCGCGAGGTAGTCCATCGTCAGCGCGGACGGCAGGGCCGTGGTGAGCGCCTGCTGCTGGTACGTCTTGAAGTCGAACGTCATGTCATTCTCCTCAGATGAAAGAACCCCCGGGGGTTCCGGGGGTCAGGTGTCAATTCCGCGGGCACGGCGTGCAGCCATGTACCCGCCCAACTTCGGGGGTGGTGGTTCGGGCCAGCGGGCGTAGATCTCCACAGCCCCGTCCACGGTCTTGCGGGACACGGACTCGCACCCGCGTTTCCGCCACGCTTGGACGTGGTGCCCGTTGTTCTTCACCACAGCGACCACAGCCCACTCACCGGGCCGGGACTGCAGTTGCTCCAAGATCAGGTCCGTGTGACCCGTGGACCGTTTGGGTGGGGGCGGGGCGCCCCACCGGATCACCCCGGTCACGCCGCGTTCCTCCGTTTCCTCGCGTTCAGCCACCTGTCCAGGGCCGGGTCACGGCGGCGCGCTTCGGCACTGACTTGCCCGGTGTAGTCGCGGCGCGCCCATTCCCGGCGGGACCGTTCCCGACGGGCGTAGGCGAGACGGGCGCGCATCGTCTCCGACATGGCGGGAACCTCCACGGCGGCGACACCGCGGGCCGCAAGCCCCTGCACCCTGCCCAGGTGCTGCACCGTTTCCACCGCCTCACCCCGGGTACAGCACAGGCCAGCGACCTGCCCAGACGGGGCGATCACCTCCCACAACCCGCACGGGGTGCGGCGTACCTTCCAACTCACGTGTCCTCCCCAGACATGGAAGAACCCCGCACTAGGCGGGGTCCGGTTTCGTATTCGGTGGCGACCCGGGTGTCCAGGTCATGGAGCAGCTCGGCCAGCTCCGGGCGGGTGGCGCCGTACAGCACCCGCTGGTGCTCCAACTCCCAGAAGGTCGCGTGGCCGTTGTCCAGTAGCGCCGCCACCGCCTTCACCAGGGCCTGCCTTTGGTGCTCACGCATCGGTCTCACGGGTCCACGGACCGGGGAGAGGCTTATCCCAGCTCAAGGCGCCATCATATGACCACCCGGCGGCACTACCGATGAAACCGTAGCGCCACACGCGCCCGTTGCAGTCCCTCCACGGGTGCGGACGCAACGCGGTGTCGTCTTCGGGCCATTCCTCGATCCGCTCCGGCACCACGGAGGTGTCAGCCGGGACCGTCCAGCCCTGGTCGGGGATCACCGTCACTGGACCCATCTCGCACAGATCATCCCAGGTCCACCGGTAACCGGTCCCCTCTTCAAACCAGACGTTGGAGCCCTCGAGCCCCTCGCGCAGACGCAAAAAACGCCCCTCCCTTACACGGGCCTTCACCCCGAGCTCGGTGGGTTCCTCGGGTTTCGCTGGGGCGGGCTCCGACAGGACAGTGACCGGGGTTTCGTTGTAGAGCGTCACATCCCCGCCGCCAAATGCCATGATCTCCTGAGACATTTGGTTGCTGGACGGCTCGATGGAGCGCACCAACAAAGTGGACGTGATGCCCCACTGGGTCCACTCAACCTCCATGCCGGGCTTGATCTCGCTGGCCTTGATCTGTCGCATGTCAGTTCTCCTTCTTGAGTAGTCCGGTCAGGTGCCGGATCTCCTTGATGTCCTTCTCGTACTGCCGCCACGAGTCGATCTCGCGGTCCACTGCGGCGTTGCGGTGCACGTAGTTGTTCGCGGCCACACTCGGCCCGGTGCGGACGCCGTGCTCGTTGATCGGGTGGGTACGCTCGTATGCGTCCACCCGGTCCCGGGCCTCACGCAGGCGACGCTCACGGGACGCACGGATACGACGGGCACGCTCCGTCGGGGCCTCCTTCGGGGCCCGTGGCTCCGGCGCCGGGGGTGGGGTGGAGGACAAGGCGAGCTCGTGCGCTTCCTCCAACACCTCCACCGCCGCCTCGTACATCCGGATCACCTCCGGCTTGAACCTGCTGTCACCCGGGCCCACGAAGTCACGCACCGCGTGGAACTTCTCCCTCGCCGCCTCCAGGCGCTGCGCCAGGTCATCTGCGACGCTCATGCTCTCTCCTTCCAGGTACGGGTCGGGCCCCCGCGGCCGTGGTCACGAGGGCCCGAACATGTGGTTGGGGTCGATCAGAACGGGGGCTCGGTCCCGTCGTCCGCCGCGCCGAACCCGGCACCCGGCTGCTGGGAGAACCCGCCCGAGTCACCCTGGAAGCCCGAGCGACCGAAGCCGCCGCCGGACTGGTTGCCGCGAGGCTGGGGGGAGCCGCCGCGACCGGCGCGGGTCACCTGCGCCGTAGCGAACTGCAGGGACGGGCCCACCGCGTCCACCTCCAACTCCATCGAGGTGCGCTTCTCGCCATCCTTCGTCTCGTACGACCTCGCCTTGAGTCGGCCCTGCACGATCACCTGCAGGCCCTTCGTCAGAGACTCGGCGACGTTCTCCCCGAGCTGCTTCCACGCCGCGCACCGCATGAACAGGGCCTCCCCGTCCACCCATTCGTTCCGTTGCTTGTCGAACGTGCGGGGCGTCGACGCCACGGTGAAGTTCGCCACCGCAGCGCCCGACGGTGTGAAACGAAGCTCCGGGTCCGCGGTCAAGTTGCCGATCACGGTTATCTGGGTTTCTCCGGCCATGTCAGGCCTCCTTCTGTTCTGTTTTAGTGGGGCCTAGTATCTGTAATACTTTGCGTTGCTTTTCATTTAGCGGGGGAGCCTCCGCAACTATACGGGCAACGTACGCGTCAATTCGGTCTTGAACCATGACTGCATCCCCTCCCAGGTCTGGCGATATTCCCGCCATTCTTCGTTGTCATCATGGGACTGAATTGTTTCGGCCATGACGTTCATGATGAAGTCATAGATAGTGCTCAACGACTCCGCAGGGTCCACCCCCTGTGATTCGGCGTAGTTCTTCGCCCAGAGTTGCACAAGCCAGGGATGGAAAGCTGAGGCCGGTTGCATCCTTACCTTCCACAAGTAGTTCCGCATTACCCAATAGGCGGCGAGTATTCGGTTGCTGAATACCGGCATCTCGTACTGATTGCACCCGGCACACAGCAAAATCAAGTTGGCCGGATCATCGCTACCACCCTCGCAGTCATTCACTAGGTGGGAACGGTCGAACTTTTCCCAGGCTGAGCGGGGCTTGCCGCAGGTGAAACATTTCGGCGAATCCCAGTCCACCTCAACCCCGAGTTCGGCATGAGCACGATCAAGGGTGAACCCACTCAACTCAATCGGGGCGGACCAATATTCGACGATCTCCCTGTGCCGCGTCCTTACTGGGCTCCGTACTTGCCGTTCACCTGCCATGCCTGTCTCCTGTCTCTACGACTGTGACCCCGGCGATCTGCCGGGGCCACGTGGTTCTACTTCTGTTCTTCCCAGTACGCGACCACACGCCGCGCACCAGCCCGCCGGAGCTTCCTGGTGAGGTTCACGGCCGCCGCCGCGGCGTCCGCCGGGTGATCCACCACCCGGCGGGCCGTGAACCGTTCACCCCAGAACCACCAGCGGCGACCCGTGACCGTCACCCGCCACGTGCTCACGCCGCGTCCTCCGGCTCCTCCAACACCGCGGGCTGACCCGTCGCCAAGGACTGCAGGTAGTCCGTGAACGCCGCGCACTCGTCCCGCGTCAACGCCGCCATGGACGGCAGATCACGGGTGATGCCCTGCCCGGTCGCCCAGTCACGCATCTCCCGCGCCTTGTCCGCCTTCTCCTCGATCCCAAGATCGCTCATCAGCTGCCCCGCCTGCACCCACTGCGCCCGATCCGACATCACCGGGGCACCCTCCTCCGCACCCTGCTCATCGTCAGCCTCGGGCTCGGGGGCAGGTGTGGGGGGCAGGTCCGGTGCCTGCGGCTCCGGAGCCTTACCCCGCGGCTTCCGCTTCACCGTCCGCTTCGACTCCGCAGGAGCCGGGGCGGACGACTCTGGTTCGACACTGAAAGCGGGGGAATCATCGTAGTCGCCCAACTCCACATCTTCACCCGCAGGCATACCGGCAAGGGCGTCAGCGGCGACCAGTCGTGCAGCCTCCGCCTTGCACTTCTCCGTCAACATACCGATGGGATTCTCCCTGTATTTGGCGTTGGAGGTATAACCAGCCTTCTGTGCCCGCTGGATGGTCCACTCGACCTCCTGCCAGTTCTGGGACCCCCGGCGGCGGCACCGAAACTTCACGCTTGTCTCAGTCGCGTGTACACGTTCGATCTGGTGCCCGTGCGCAAGAGCAATTGAGAGCATGGCCTCCGCATACAGTGCTGGCGTCCCATGGACCACGTAGATCGACTTCAACGCGGCGACGGGCAACAATCCCAAAGGCGCTGCGTAGAGCATCGCAACGGCCGCGTCCTCGGGCTTGCCTTTGAAGTGCTTCGGCATGAACGGTGTCTTGTCGATCTTGCACGCGAACTCGTATGCCGCATCCAGCTCATTGGCGTAGTTCACCATGCTGATAATGGAGGACGACGGCCCCTGGACTTGTACACCCGTTTGCTGAATGGGGGCGCCCATCTGGTATTGCGTGATCTCACTCATTGTTCCTGTCCTTGTCTGTGAGTCAGGCCGCCACGGGGGCGGCCTGGTTGGGTTGGGGGAGTGGTTCTCCGAGGAACGCGTTGCGGCGTTTCTGGCACTTCGTGGTGTACGCGGCGCACAAGAACTGCCGGTATGCCTCAGCGAGCTCGCCACGGTCCCGGCACAACGGGTGCAGGTCCGTGCCGAACGGGGTGATGTGCGCGACGTAGCACGCGTGGATCTCCGGCATGGGGTGCTCCTGCCCGTCCGCGTCCAGGTAGAACTCGAAGTTCGCGTACGCGGCGGTCTGCAACGCCGTCTCCCCGTACACCCCGTTAGAGGTCTTGAGGTCAATCATTATTGGCTTCCCACCAGCGAGGTGCGGGGACGTGCCCACCAGGTCGAAGGTGCCGGCGAACCACTCGGTGGCGTTCGCGCCCCGGCCCTCCACCACCAGGGGGGTGATGTCCCAGGTGTCCAGGAACTCGGCGTACCCGGTAACCTCCCCGTCGTGCTCCACGGGCACGGCGACCTCGTCACCGGCCACGACCTTCTCCGCGAGTGCGTGGATCGCGGTGCCCCGCTCCGCTGCGGTGTCACGCTTCCCAGTGGGCACCTTGCACAGGGCATCCACCAGCGCGGAGCGTTCCCGCCCGTTGTGCTGCACGGGGGGCAGGGAACGCAGGCGCTCCACTTCCAGCGGGTTCTGGTCGACGAACTCGGCGACCATCCGGGCGTACCACGGGTTCAGTGCGGGCTTGGGGATGCCCCCACCGATGAGACCGGTAACACCTGGCACGGAAGCGAGGACACCTTGCGGGGTCCTCATCTTGTACCGGTGTGACTTCTCCATGAACTGCAGCTCGTGGCTCACGACTGGTCCTCCTTGCGCTGGATGCTGAACACGACCTCGGAGAACCACACTTCGTAGGCGAGCTCGTGTTCGAAGTGCGGGAACCCCACGGGCAGGTCACGCAGGAGTCGGTTGAACGCTTCCTGGGTGATGGACCACGGGTGGATCTGCACCTGGCACTCGTGCCACTGCAGGTCAGCGGTGCCCACGTCGCCCTTCGCCTGGTACAGGTACGTGGACACCCGCTCCGCGGCCTCCACCTCCGTGGCCGGGTCCTTCACGTCCAGGGGGTTCGGCACGGTCGGCAGGTACCCCTCATAGGTCTGGTAGTCCGGGTCGGCGCGACGCATGTCCACGCCCTCCGGGGTGTAAAGGCTCATGACTGGGTGTCCTTCCCTGCTAGGGCGAGCAGCGTGTACCCGAGCTGGATGCTCTGCTCGGTGGTGAGGTTCACGTGTTCTGTGTACTGGTCGATGAGGCTGATCGTGATGCCGTCCTCGTACCGGGTGACCTCGATGTCCGCTTCACCGGGGAGGGTGTTGTCGATCAGGTACGGGAGGCTCATTTGCGGCCCCCGATCAGGTCGGTGAGCGCCAGCACCCCGAACAGGGCGGCGAATGCGCCGAGCATGATGATCAGGTCGATCCAGTGGAAGATGTCCATAGCCCCTCCTACGGGGTGTAGATGTGTCAGTTGGTGTTGGTGGTCATATGGTGGGCGCCCCGGTACTCAGCGACCCAGCCGTGACGGCGGGCCTTGCGCTGCGAGCGGCGCACCTGGTGGGTGGGGATGATGTACCCGAGGTTCATGGCCCGGTTGAACACCGGGCCCACAAGGTTCGGGTGCGGGGCGGACGGTAAGCCCGCCGCGTACAGGTCGTCGGAGGTGAACTCCCGGCCCGTTTTCGCGAGCTGGACGATCATGTCGAGCGCATCGGCCTTCCACTTCTCACGGTTGATTGTTTCCTCGTGCTCAATGAACATCTGCATGGCAGCTTCCGTTCTCTCGATGTGTGTGTTGTTGCGTGCCGGGGGAGGGGATCGAACCCTCCATGCGTCCTGTCCCGGCTGGTTGCACGCGGGGACCTACCCGCGTGACTCCGACTGCCTATCCCTCCTAGCAAGGCCCTATTGGCTGTACCACCCCGAGCTCTGTCGGGGGCTCCCTGCTGTGTGGGCACGCACGCGGTGTCTCGTGGTGCCCGTACTGTTCGGTCAGTCGGTCTATTCGTTCCCGGTGTCCTTCGCCCCGGAGGGCTCATAAGGTCACTGGTCCCGGCTGGTGTGGCCGGATGGGTCTGGCTTGTTGTCAGCTGGTGAAGAAGTCAGCGACGGGGATGTTGAGCCATTCTGAAATGGCTCCGAGTTCGTCTACGGTGATTCGGGTGGTCCCCTTGTACTTCTGACCTGCCGTGGCCGGCTGCTTGTTGATCACTCGGGCGAGGTCCTCGATGCGGTGTTCGCTTCGTGCCATGTTCGCCCGGATGTTCGCTGCGACGGTCTTCGTGTAGTTCACTGTGTCACCTCCGTTCGTCTTCATAACCCAAACTCTACACCACTTTTTCGTGAGCGCAAGTCGGTTCACCAACTTTCCCCAATCTTTTTTGGTCGGCGTGTCGCGCACCCCAAACACCCCCGAGACCACTACACTGCCCCAACCCAAGGCAGTACGCGGGCATGAAAAAGCCCCCGGCACCCTGCCACACAGCAAGGAACCGGGGGCCACCCCCAACAGGTCAGAGCTTCTCGTACCCCAGGAGTACACCGTCCGCCGAGCGCACAGCCACCAGGTCAATGGCCGCCACGGTCTTGTTCCCCAAGTGGCCGCGCAGCACCCGCAGCACATCGTCCTGATGCGACATCGCCGCGATCTGACTACCCACAGTCATCTGCTGCGCCGTCTCGTTGAGCGTGATGATCACATCGTCACCCTCCACGGTCACATCCGCCACATTGCCCGAGAACCCGAGGACGCCGAACCACCGGACCTTGTCCTCGTTCAAGTAGTTCAGGACCACACCACGGGGTGAAACGTAGTCGCCGCCCGTCCATGCCGGGTCAATGTCATCAGGGATGTCCACGGGGATACCGTAGTGCGCGGTCGCCTGCTTCTCGATGGTGCGCTCACGGAACCCATCCGCTATCCACGCAGCTGAGAGCAACACGACCAGCAACACGAGACCGATCAAACCCGCGATCAGTGACCGTTTCATAGCACGATCCAGGCCAGACCGGAACCGGCCAGGCTCCTGTGCTTGGGCTGGCATCGGTGTGGTGGGAGAGTTCAGGTGAGTGCTCATGGTAGGTGCTCCTAGATTGGGGCTCAGGTGAGCCGGTAGATGTCGAACCCGGTGTCGATCGGGTTTGCCTTGGGGTCGTCCCGCAGGTCAACCTTTCGGTGCTCTACGAGACCAGTCGCTACGAGGCGTTCCATGAGTGCGGAAGCGTCGGAGCGGGGGATGCGCAACCAGAACGCGACGTTGTCAACGGTCATGGGGCGCCAGTTGTCTTCGAACAGGTGGTGGCGGCCGAGCTCCACGAGGTGCCGTGCGTCCTCTGGGCTGATGTCCTGCGTGCTCATTCCGTCCCCTTACTGTTCAGCCTGTCCCACAGGATGTTGTTGATGAGCCGTTGTGCGTGCTCGAAGCTGTCTTGCTTCCCTCGGAACCCTACGTGTGGGTCCATGTAGTAAGCGTAGTTGTTGCCGCTTTCGTGGACCCGGATGAGTGCCCCGTGGGAAACGAGCTTAGTGATGGACCTGGATACAGTGACTCGATTCATTCCTAGTCGTCGTGCAAGCTCGGATGCGTTTAGGTTCAGCCGGGGGGTGTCGAAGTCGAGTTGCAGGAGTAGCGCGCCGAGTACGGCGCGGTCACCGTTGGTCATATCTTCGGCAAACATGATGTCGTTCAGGCGGTCGATCATCCCCATGTAGTAGGACCGCCCGTAGCTTCTTCGAGGCTTCTGGTCCTGCTGTTGGGTGTAGCCGACTATCTCTCCGTTATCATCGAAGACCGGCTGCGATTCGTCCTCCATACCCCTCCTTCCTGTGTAGTCTCCACACTACACTATGTAGTCTGGAGACTACAACTAGGTCGGGCACTTCCGCGTGATTCCGGGGCGAAATCGGGGTTCCTACTATCTACATAAGGAACCACCTACGCGGAGTAGTCCAATAGGGCTACGACAAGGCCAGGACCAGCCCCACCTCACCACCCGCACCCCGTACCAACGTCCACCCGAGTCCCCGTGCATCGTCGCTCGATCCCCGCGGACCTGACGTGACGTAGCAGCATCATGATGAATCTGAATTTTGTCTGCTGCTACGACGCCTACTCGACCGGGCTGGGAGTGACGATGCGACGCGACCCGACCACCACGAACCGCACCACCCGCAGGGCCGACCCAGGAGGCCACAGGTGGGCACGTAAGCGTCTCCCCGCACCACGGTGGGTGACCGGAGCAACGCCACCCACCAGGCGCGCACGCGGGCAGGTGACGGTACACGGAGACGCGGAAAGGCCCGGCCACTGTTCGAAGTGACCGGGCCTTTCACGGGCGGTTCATGGGGTGGTCAGGTGGTGAGGGTGGGCACGTAGATAGAGGCGGTGAGGTGCGTGTAGGACCCGGAAGCGGCGGTGAACGTCTTGGTGCCGGTCCCGTTGAGGGTCATGGTGGGTTGCTCGGCGGTCGCCAACGTGAGGTACGGGTTGGGGGTGGCCTGGTCGGTTTGCTCCACCATCCACGGGTCACACTTCCAGGTGTTCCCGCCTGCACCAGACACGGCGGCGATGATCGCGCCCTGCTTGGTGGTGGGGGTGACGGACGGTGCCCGGTGGGTGGTGGAGGCGGGTGTCTCAGCGAACGCGGGGACCCCGATGTTCTTAGCGTCCACCCCGGTGACGGTGAGCACGTCCGCCCGGTGGGTGACCCCGGCGGGGATCACCGGGGTCCACTTGGTGGGTTCGGTGGCGGTGACGGTGCGGGTGCCGATGATGAGCCGGTGGTTGGTTCCACGGGTCCGTGACCCCAGGGTCGTGAACTCGGGGGGCAGGGCGGCGTCGGCGACACTGGTGCCGTACACGGCGAGGAACATGACGAGCACGTCGCCAGGTGTCGCGGTCGGGGCGGGCACGGTCTTGTCAGTGGTCGCGGCGAGCGCGTAGGTGGAGGTGTTGGCGGTGACGGTGACCCTCGGGGGGTTCGGGGTCGGGGGGAGCCCGAGGGTTTTGTGGCGGTTGGCGATGAGGTTCTGCAACCGGTAGGGGCCGTGCGGTTCGGACGCGACGTGGTCCGCGCCGGGCACCAGGTACCGGGCGGTGGTGAACCCTTTGCTCTTGTAGTAGGTTTCCCCGGTCGCGGCGGCGTCCAGCGCGGACCAGCCGGTGCCGTCGTCGGAGTCCAGGGCACCGGTGTGCCACTCCATGGGGAAGTTGGTTTTGAACGCGGTGGTGGGGGTGGACCCGAATCCGGTGACGCCTGCCGCGCCGCCGCCGCCGAGGATCATGGCCGCGCCGCCGGTCCAGAGGTTGTTGTAGTCGAGGGTGGTGTTGTACGTGATTTCCTCGGCACCACCGGAGTACCCGGACCAGAACACCCGGTTGAGGTCGATGTTGTACCGGGAGGTGAGGTTCTTGTAGAGGGCGATGAGCCAGTCGGTGGAGGACTGTTTCGTGTACCAGGTGGCGTTGGTGGTGTCGGGGGTTCGGGGGATGACGATGATCGCCCCGGCGTCTTGGGCGACTTGGGTGTAGTAGTTCCCGACGCTGGTGGTGGAGCCTGCCGCCATGTTGGTGTATTCCTCGTAGCCGTCGCCGTGGAGGTGGAGGACGAGGGGCACGGGCCCGGATGCGGGGTTCACGTGGGCGGCGCGGAGGTGGTAGAGGGAGGTGACTCCGGCGGCGGTGAGACTGTTCGCGAGGGTGTCGGTGTAGGGGCCGCCGGACCCGCCGGAGGGGTTGGGGACGTAGGCCGGGGTGGCGGGCTCCTCGGGGGCGAGCGTGATGCCGTCACCGAACTTGACCCCGGCGACGGTGCCGTCCCAGTCGGCTGGCATCACCGATTTCACAGTGGTGCCCAGTCGGTGTTCCCGGCAGTAGATGATCGCCCGGTGGTTCCCGTAGCACCCCCATGTGGCGTAGGTGGGTCCGCGTGTCGGGTCCGTGAGCCAGGCGTTACCCTCGTCGTCGGAAATCATGTCGAAGGGCACACGGAATCCGCCGTTGACGGGGATGCGCCGCCACCCTCGGACCGGGTCGTCGCTGGTGTTCAGGTACAGGTCCACCCACCCTCCGTCTACGGCTGCGGAGTACCGGTACATGATGAGGATTTGGAACCACTTGCCTAACGGCAGGGTGGTGTCCGCTTCGGGGACACGCCCGATGACGTTGCCCATCCGCAGGTAGTGCTTCCCGGTTTTCGGGTTGAACACGACCATGAGACCGGTGGAGGACGGGCCGATGAACGCGGGCCCGTGGAAGCCTTGGACGGTGAACCAGTCGTCGGCGGTGGTGAGGGCGCTGACGGGGTCGATGTAGAACTCGGCGCGTGACGCGTACTCCCCCCAGTTGTCTGTCTTCCGCGCCGGGTACACCCACCGGCGTGTGAGCATCTGGGAGCGGGCGTACTCGTTGGTGTTCGTTTTCTTCCCGACGTTGTCGCACCACCCAACGACCCGCCCGGTCCCGGCGGGGTCGGCTGCGATGCCGTAGTCCACGTCGAGCACGGCACCGTTGTTGGCGATGTTGTTCGACTGGTACCGGGTCATACCGTGCGTATCGAAGTCAGCGGCGAACAGGAGCCCGGTGCTGGGTGGCGGGGGAAGGGTTGCAGGGGCTGGCATGGAGTCCATGTAGGGCAGAGATGTGACGGGCCAGATGACCTTGTTGCCCTTGGCCCCAAACAGGACGGGGCCGTGCGAGGAGTGCGGGACGCTGCTGGTCATGCGGCTGTCACCATATAGAGAACGTTGGGGTCTAGTGTCCCGGCGGCGCGGCGCGCGTCGTAGTCAGCGCGGGTGATGGTCTGGGTGGTGACCCCGCCGCCGGTGGTGAGCGCGCCGACGGGCATGATGTTCGTCCACGCGGCGCGGGCGGCTGTTGACGCTGAGAGCCAGGTGTTGCGCGCGTCGGTGATCTGCTGGTCGGTGACGGGGGTCGCGCCGGTGGTGTCCAGCACGGCGATCTTGTCCACGAGGATGTCGTTGTCCAGGTTGCCGCCCTGGACGCCGAACACGATGTTGGGGTCGGTGAGGTTCGCGGTCCACGTCATGACCATGTCCACGTACCCGTTCGTGTTCACACCCTTCGAGACGAGGGTGGCGGTGCTGGTGGCGTTCACGTAGGCCACGGTGGTGGGGCCGGTGAGCCGCCCGATCATCACCCGGAAGTAGTCGTCGGAGCCGGGGGTGCCGGTGGCTCGGACACGGGCGCGGATCGCGTAGGTGTTGCCGCTGACCACGGACACGGGTTGCAGGAGGTAGGCGTGCACCGGTTTGCCCGTGTTCGTGTTGTTGTTGTTTGCGGGGAGCCGCACATAGGAATACCCGTCATCAGCGAGCGCCGGGTTCGCTTCCACCGAGGACCCGTAGTTGTTCAACCACTTCCCGGTTTCTTCCATGCTGCTGGTGGTGAGGGTTTTCCCGGCGACGACCTTCTGTTCGAGGAGGTTCTGGTAGGCGGTGTATGCGGCGTGCTCGGTGGCGGACTTGGTGAGCGCGTCGGTGAGGGTGGCGAGCGTGGCGGTTTCGGTGGGGGTGAGGGAGGTTCCGCCGCCTGATCCGGTGATGCCGTCGAGTTTGGTTTTGTCGGCCGCGCTCATCGCCCCGGCCGTGGCGGTGGTGGAGAGGGGTAGGCGTGCAGGGTCGAGGGTGCCGGTGGTGATGTCAGTCGCGGCGTGGGTGTGGGCGGAGGGGGTGAACGTGGCGGGCTTGTCGGTGATGTCCGCCAACGTGTGGGTATGCGTGGTGGCAGCTTTCCCTGCGAGCGCGGCGTCAAGCCCTGTCACATCCGCAGTGGTGTGAGTGTGCTTCGATGGGGTGAACGTGGTGGGTTTGCCGGTGACCTCACCCCACGTGTGGGTGTGCGTGGTGTTCGCCTTCCCCGCAAGCCCATCATCCACGTACTTTTTCGCCACTGCAGGGAGTTGCCCCTGGGTGGTGAGGCCCATGATGGTGGTGCCGCCTACCGTGTAGGTGCCCGCCCCGTCATCAGTGACGACCACTGACCCCGTGCCGGTGCCAGCGATTTCTTTGACAGCGGCGATAGTCTCAGGGTTGAAGGTGCCATCCGGGCGCAACCCAATAATCTTGTCAGCCATAGTTCCTCCTACTACTGGGTTCGAGCTGGGTAAGTCAATCCTGTTATCCCGAACTGGGTCACTCCCGGCTTGATAACAAGGCTGTTCTCCTTGCCATTGTCGCTGAATGCAAGTAGTTGCATGACACCCTTGTCGCTGACGTGCAGGCGGGCCATGACGGGCCGGGCAGCCCCAGATGAACCCTCGTAGGTCACGATGGGGAGGTCCATGTTGAACGCGGGTGCCGTATCGGGTGCTAGCACCCCGACCCTGACGCCTTCAGCCGCCCACATGCCCGCCTCAGCGACGGGGCCAGTGCGGGTCAAGAAGCCGTAGAATTCGACGGTCCCTCCGTTGATGCGTGTCTGAGCCCTGGAACCGAGGTGGGAGACGACTTTCCAGTTGTTCGCGTCCAGCGTAATATTTTTCCACGGTCCCGCCCCAATTTGCGGCAACGGTGCGTAGGCGAGGCCGGTTTCGGTGCGGGTGAGGACGTGACCCTGGGGTACCTTGGCGGGGTCGGGCAGCACTCGGTACTTGTCGGACATCCACTGCTCGGCGGTGCCGGGGTACCCGTTGGTGACGGCGGCGGCGTAGTCTTCGAGCCCAGTCATTTTGGTCGGGTTGGTGACCTTGGTGCCGGGTAGTGCGGTGGGCCAGGGGTCGGCGGTAGTGAACAGGGGGCGGTTGCCGTCGATGGTGGGGCGGAACCCGGCGGGCAGGGTGGTGGTGTCGGTGGCGGTGGTTTCTACTTGCGCGCCGACGCGGCGCACGAGGGACCCGTCCGTGAGGCGGCGCACTCCGGTGTCGCCGTACACCATCTGTTCCGCGGCTGTTGCGGGGTGCCAGAGGAACACCCTGTACCCGATGGTGTCGTCGACCCGGATGGACGCTTCACCCGGTGCGCCGGCCGCGCCCCGAACGCCTTGGGGTCCGCGGGGCAGCGGCACGGGGTTCAGGGTGCGGGGTTCGTCGGTGACGAACCGGACGTTCTCGCCGTCGCCTTTCGCGTCCACCACGGAGAAGCCGCGGGGCCCCGGGTACACCTCGATGTTGCCGTCCATGTTCAGGTTGTCAGCCATGATGCTCCTTAGAAGTCGAGGGTCACGCCGGCCGACTCGCTGTCGGTCCAGGTCTTGGTGCGGGATTCCAGGTCGGTCCAGGTGGGTCCGACTGCGTTCTCCCACTGGTCCCAGGTGGGCCGGGATTCGAGGCACACGAGCCGGTGCCCGGCGGGGATGACCCCGGAGTCCTGCATGAACCGTTGGAACGCGGGCAGGTCCCGGTTGGGGAGTTCGTCGGCGCGCACGAACATGAGTAGCGTGTACACGGATCGCACCCCGCGTTTCGCGTCCACCACGGCGTCGATGAGGCCCTGCGTGACCCCGTTTTTCTGCACCCACCTGTTGTGTTGGTCCCACACGTACACGGTGTTCGGGGACCCTGGTTTCACCCACAGGTCGTTGGCTGTGGAGTCCTGGTTGTCTCCGTCGAAGTAGTTGCCGGCGTCATAGTCAGCGCGGGCCGTGTACACGCGGTCTACCCACAACATGCCGGTCGTGGTGTCACCTGCGGCGGGCCCAATCGCGGGGCGGTACGTGTGGGTTGGTGTCACCGGGTAGGTGACGGTTACCGGGGTCCACGTGTTCGGGGTGAGAGAGACGGTGTCGCCCTGAACTTTGGTGGCGCCGTTGTACCCAAACACCCCAACTGCCACGGAACGGCGCACCTGGGAGTACACCCACATGGTGGTGGTGACGGTGGTTGTTTGCTGGTAGGCGCGGGCGTCCGCGATGAAGTACCAGCTGGAATTAGCGTCAGCGGAGGGTAGGATACCGGCCGACGCCCCACCAGTCTGATAAGTAGTGGTGTCCCGTTTCATGGTGCCGCGGGTGATGGACCACCCGGCGAGGTCTTTCTCGAACCGGGGGTTGGTTTCCAGGTTCTCCCCGGTCTTCGACCCGTTGGTGAGCATGATCGAGGGGGACACGCCACGTGCCCCAGCCCACTGGTACTCAATGTCCGGGATGGGTGCGGTGGGGGAGACGATGACCTTGCCGGAGCTGGCCGCGCCCTTGACTGCGGTGAGCAGCGCCTTGTCTTCCCCTCCGTTCCAGGTGGGGAGTTGGGTGGCGGGGATCACCGAAACCTGTTTGTCACCGGTGAGCCACTGCTTCGCGACTTCCGCGATGTTGCGGCGTGACCCAATCGGCGGCCTTCCGTTCTCTGCGAACGCGACCAGGTGGGAGCGCAGCTGGGCGAGGGTGAGGCGGCCCATGTATGTACGGGGCAAACCCATGATGGTCCCCAGGAACCGCAACCACTGCTCGGGGGCGGTGACCGGGTCGAACGTTTCCCCGTCCCACATGTGGGCTAGCTGGTCGTCAAGGTACCCGGCCTGGTGGCCGACACCGTCCATGAAACGCATCAGCGGGTAAGGCTTCTGGATGGTAAAGGAGGTCAGGTCGGGGAGCTCCTCGAAGGCGACGTCGCGGGTGCCGACGTGGATCGCGGCGAGCACGTCCATGGTGTCTTTTGCGGTGGGGTCGACCGTGGTCTGTCCCATGTCGAGGGTGACCTCGACGGTCACGGTGATCTGCCCGAACCGGTCCGGGGTGACCCACGTGTCCACGGTGCCGTGCTGCGTGGTGACCTGCCCGGCGCTGGTCGCGACCTCGGTGTCGGCGTAGTCGCGGATGGTGTGCCGCACCCGCACGGCGGCCACATCCGTGGTGTCGGCGTAGAGCGGGGTGTGCCAGGAGCGCACGAGCACGGGAACGTTGGGGGTTACCTTGAACGTGCGGGTCATGGTGAATGACACCACCCATGGCAGGCTTGAGGTGTTCGCCCGGTCCCACCCGTCGAACCCGGTGATGAACCTGGGGTCACGGTTCAGGCCGTCCCACGCTGGGGCGAGGGTTTCGCCCTGGACACGGTCAGCGACCCGGAACGCCTCTGGGAGTTCCCGCCACCAGTCCACCGTGAACCCATGGGCGCCGTAGGAGGTTTCATCAACACGGGGCATCAGGCACCCCCACGGGTGGAGGGTTTGACGGTCACCGTCACAGTGCCCAGTTTCGGGAGGGGCGCCACGCCACCGAGAGTGGTGGTCTGGGGGACGGTGATGACACGGGCGACCCCGGCCACGTCGTCCAGGGCGGACACGTAGTCGTAGGGGGTAATCTCGGGCCACCATTCCCAGGTGGTGGGGGACAACCACCGGGCGAGCTGGTCGCGTACCGCGGTTTCCACCACGGACAGGGTGGCGCCGGGGGCAGCTTCGACCACGACGGTGGGGTTGATGGTGGTGTAGGTCGCGTCGATCACGTGGACCTGCAGGGACGCCATGGCCTGGTCCTGCAACCACTTCTCCAGCGCGGGGCGTTCACGCGGGGTGAGGGGCAGGCCCTCGGAGTCGGTGACGGCGAGGGTCACGTGACCTGGTGCTTCCACGGTGGGTGCTGCGGGGTTGTACAGGTCCAGGACGTAGGCACGGTTCACTTCCCCGCGGGTGAGCGCGGCGGAGCGGAACTGGTCGGGGGCCACGAGGGTGGACACCTGCCGTTCCAGTTGGGCGCGGGACCGTTCCCACCAGGACTCATTGGCTTCTGGGCCCTCCCCACCACGGGGGGTTTCGGAGATCTCGAACCGGTCAATATCAATGAAGTAGGAGTCCACCGCGTCCAGGCTGGCACCAACGGGGAGACCGTTGTGCTCAGTGCCCACGCTGGTGGCCTCGACCCTGACTTCACCGGTGATGGATTCGGCGGGCAGGATCAGCAGGTCCTCCACAGTGCGGTACTCGCGCAACTCGTTAGAGGACGCCAGGTAGTGGCGCAGCACCGTGCCGGCGGGGAGTTTCACTTCGGTGGCGGTGGGGTTCACGGTCACCCGCACTTTCCCCTCCGCCCGGTACCCGGGGTAGCGTTCGAGCCCGTACAGGGTCATGAGGTGGTCAACGACCCGGGAGGGGAGGACCTGGTGGGCGGCCATGAGTGGGCCGACCATGATCGACAGGGTTTCGATGAGGTGCGCTTCGGTGGAAGCGGGGGACACGGACGCTTCGGGGAGCATCGTTTTGAGGTGCGCGACCGCGTTCTGGGTGATGTTGATCTCTTGGCCCATGATCCACTGGTCGTAGTCGTATGTGGCGGCCATCTAGTTGCCGACCTCCCAGGTGATGTTGGATTCGGCGGTGTTGTCCCCGAGGTACGTGGTGGTCACGTTCGCGACCCGCACGTGGCCCCACCCGTTGTCGGTGAGATTCAGCTGCAGCGCCCCAGCTTCGAGAGCATCCGAGAACGGTAACGTGGGGGTGCCGAAGTTCGGGTTCAGGTGCTTCTCCCCAGGGTTAACCATCACCGAGACCGCGATGGTCTCGTTGATGTGCTGGGTGGAGGACTCGGGCACGGTGACGACACCCCCGGAATGTGGGTCCACGCGGAACGGGAAACTAATGGCCATGAGGTAATGGTGGACCCCGCCCACCCTGTTCGGGTGGACGGGGCCGGGTGTCACCACTGGGTCAGGCGACCCGCCGTGCCCCGAGCTGCCCAACCCTCAGCCGGAGATCCTTCGCGGCCGCGGGAATCCGCAACGCGGCAACGCAAGCGTCCGTGGCCGAGGCGGGGACGACCATCTCCACTCGCCGCACACCCTCCTGCCCCACGAGCCGCGCACGTCCCGGGAGGTCACGCATCACCGGGCCAGGCCACTCGACCTGCACGCCAGTAGCCCCGTCCTCCGTGGAACCGGCCTCGACCCGGTAGGCGTAGCTGATCTCCCACCGGGACCCAGCCTCCTTAGACACATCGTTGAAGATCGAGAGGTCCTGGGCGCCAGCGGAAATCACCGCCCCGTCCCGCCCGTGGAACAGGGCATCGTCGGGGTTCTTGCCCATGGCGATCTGGGAGGCGTCACCCACCGACGTGGACGGATCGAACCAGTAACGGTCCCGGACACCGTCCGTCGGGTCGGTGACCCCGGCGAACGCCTGCAGGTCAGCGGCCACGGCCCGACCCCACGCGAGCTGCCCAGCACCGTTCAGGTGCATGTTGTCGCCCGAGTCGTAGGCCGGGTCCGCCCCGCCACCTGTGCTCATCGCATCCCATGCGTCCGTGTAGTAGGCGGTGTTCGCGGCGGCGACCTCGCGGGCGACACCCCTCAACGTGGCGTACGTGTCCCCGAAACCGCCCTGGAACGCACGGAACAGGGGCGGTGGGAACACGATCGCGACCCGTTTCCCTGCGGCCTTGAGACGGATCACGAGCTGCGTGAGGCGCTGCCGGAACACATCCGGGGCGACCCCCAGCTTCGCGTCGTTACCACCGAACTCGACCAGGGCCAGGTCCGCAGGGGACTGCTCGGCGGCCACGATCTGCGGGGTGTTCCCGGACCACCCGTTCAGCGCGCCCTCCGTGTCCATCCCGCCCACGGCGTAGTCGTCCAGGACGGTGATCCCCGCGAGGTCAGCGGCGACCTGCCACCACCACACGCCACCGGATTGGGTCCAGGTCTTGTCGGAGTGGGAGGTGCCGAGCACCACGGCCCGCCGCGCCGCGCTCTTGGGCAGTGGTGTCGCGGGCACCGCCGGGGGTTCGGAGGTGGTGGGGGTGCTGGTGGGAAGGGTGACCCGGTTGCTGGTGCCGTCGGTCATGGTCACCACCAGGGCGTGACCGTCCACCTCGACGCGGGCGACGGCCACGGGTGCGCCCGGGCCGGGGTCACCCTTCGCGCCCTGCGGCCCGGGAACCGTGGAGGCCGGACCGGGGGGACCCTGCGCGCCCACTGCACCACGCTCACCCTGGGAGCCCCGCTCACCCTGCGGACCCGGGGGGCCTTCCGGGCCCGCAGCCCCCGCAGGACCGGGGACACCCTGCGGCCCCGGTTCCCCCGCAGGGCCCCGCTCACCCTGCGGACCGATATCCCCACGGGTCACCCACTCCCCCGTCGGTGCCGGTACAGGCACCTCGTCCCGCAGGTTCGTAACCTGCCCCTCCCGCACCTCTACAAGGAACGGTCGCCAGGGCACGCCCCGGCCCTCCGATGTGAGGCGGGGGCGCACCTCCCACACCCAATCCGTAGGGTTCGACCCCGGGGCAGGGGCCACCACCTGCAGGTCCACACGGCCCTGCGCATCCAAGACCACCACCTCCGTCGCCGGCAGGTGCACCGCACGGGACCCCGGCACCGTTGCGTGCGGCACCCTCGGCACCAACTCCAAGACACCCGATAGGGGTTTGCCCTCGAAGTCCTGGAACTGGCCGGTGATCCGGGCGGTCACGGGGCGTCCCGGTGCAGGGTGTCGAGTTCGGCTTGCAGGTCCCCAGCGGTGTCGGGAGCATCCTCGACGGGGACATCTGCTGCGGTCTCGTCTACCGGGGGCAGTACCACCGGCGGGGCGGGCAGGACAGCGGCGGTCGCCTGCACGCCGATATCCCGCAGCTGGTCCGTCTTCAGGTAGGCGGTGATGACCTGCGCTACCGCGGTAAGCGCCATTGCCATGGGCACGGCGAAGACGCCCAACCCTGACAGCATCTCGGGGGTGACGGCGGCGAGGAACGTCCCTACGAACGTGAGGATCAGACCAACAACGCCGGACCAAAACACCTTCGGGGAGACAGTGCCGGGTGCGGTGATAGTAGTGGAGTTCGCGGCCATGATCAGGCCTCCTTCGTGGTAGTGGAGCCAGCCGTGGTGGGCTGGGCGTTGGTGAGTAGCTGGTAGGCGTCCTTGTTGCCGTTGAGCTTGGACTTGTACCCCCACACTGCCAGGGCGATGGACGAGGGGCGCACGGCCTGGGCGATAGCACGGACGGTGTCCCAGTTGGGCTTGTCGTACTTCAGGACGTAGGCGAGGCTGATCTTCCGGCCCTGCGCGTCCTTGAACTGGCGGTCCAGGACCGCGCTGCCCAGCGCGGCCTTGCCCTCGGGGCTGGACGCCCACGCGGTGAGCGCCTTATTGATATCGGTCTGGTTTGCCATGGTGATCCACTCCAGAAAGTCGAAATTGGTGGCGGTGCCCTTGCCCGTGGTGGCCGAGCCCTGCCAGGATGTGTACGTCAGCGGTGAGTACGCCGCAGTGATGTATGGTGCGGGGTCAATGGCCCCGAAGAACCCGTTGCCCCAGTTGGGTGTGGCGGGCAGCAGGGACACGTGGAGGTGCGGGCCAGTGGATGACCCGGTGTTCCCCGAGTACCCGATGATCTGACCTTGGCGCACACGGTCACCCCGGTTGAGGTCCGTTTTGGACAGGTGGCACAGCCACCAGCGGGATCCCGCCGAGTTGGTGATGCTCACCATGATCCCGCCGCCTGTGCGCGTGTCGCCGGGCGCGGGTTTGATCTGGTAGTCCCGGGCGGCCCAGTCATTTGGTCCCCCGGGGAGGTTCCACGCCCAGTCAGCGTGCCCAACTACCCCGTCTTCGGGGGCTAGGACCGGGGTTCCGACTGGCACACCGTAGTCGATAGCACCGTGGCCGGCGCCGTAGTTGTAGATCGTGGCGTTGTCCGAGAACCGTTGTGTGACCGGGTACATGCCCGGTACGGGCCGCATAGCTCCGCTCACATTACCACCTCCTGTCTGTCCCCGGGCGAGCAGGTCCAGGCGGGACAGGTCCCACCGGCCCGGGCAATCAGTTGAGTAGAACTGTTTGTGCGGTCGTAGCGGGAGGTTCCCGTACTTGTTGCGTAGCCACCTCACCAGCTCCGCCACGGTCGCGTAGTCCGCGGCGGTCGCTTCGGGCCGGCACTCGATGCCGATAGAGCGCAGGTTCTCATCCCAGTCCCCCGCGTGCCACGCCGTGTCCGACGGGGAGACGATGCAGTGCACCCGGCCACCGGAAACCACGAAATGCGCCGAGGTCTGTGCACCCTTCGCCGGGTTGCAGAACCAGTCCACAACCCCGTCATGGGTCTGCCCATCGGCACCCCACCAATGGATCACGATGTCCTGGATCTTCCGGCCTTGCCGTCCCGGCGTGTACTTCACCGCTGTGCGGGACTCATCAATGCGCATCACCCCACCCCCTTCTCTTTCGCGTAGTCTCGTTGGTCAGCGGCGATCCGCCATGACCATGTTGGTGACGGTGGGGTGCCACCGTCATCGGTCCACACCCGGTATGCGTACGTGTGCTCCCGGTAATCCGCGAGCAGTTCTTCGTAGTCGCGCATCGCGTCACGTGTTGCCCGCAGGTCCAGGCGCACGGACTCTAGTTCTTTCTGGTCGGCTTTACGCCCGTCCCGCAGCTCCGTGATCTGCTTCGCCTGCGCCTCGACCTGCGCTTTGAGGTCCGCGAGACGCTGTTCCACGTTCTCCCACAGGAGCTGTTCGCGTCCCTGCAGGTGCTCTGATTCGTTCTTGCGGCGGTTAGTCTTATCCGCCCGCCGGCCCGTCAACCATGCCAGGCCGGCGCCGAACGCACCGGATGCGAGAGTGAGCAGCCCAAGGATTACTCCCTCACTCACCACGCACCGCCCTCCCCTGGGGTTCGGGGTTGTCCCAACCAGCAGCGATCCACACCCACATGGACATGAGCCCGTATGCGATGGATGACACCCACCCGGTAGGGTGGACACCGACAATGGAGGAGACCGCGAAAATCACCACCCACAGGGCGGGGCAGAGCATGAGCACACCGAACGCGGGGGGTTCGGTGGACCTGTGTGCACGCGATATCAGCGACACGACGGCGACACCAGCGCCGCCGATCACCCACACCCACCCCAAAAGCTGGGGGGTGAGCATTTCTGGTAGCCACGAGAACGCCGCCTGCCTACCAGCAGTGGGGGCGACCAGATACGACAGGCCGATGAAAAGGTAGGCGAGCCCGCCGACAAAAAGAAACGCTCCCCGTTTCCCGTCCAGGCTCTTGATCACCCGTTCAGGCATCATCGTCACCGCTCACCCGCTCGTAGCAGTCCTCCAGTTCCGCCGACAGTTCATTGACGCGTTGGGCGAGTTCCTGGACGGCTTGGATGAGCACGGGGATGAACGCCCTGTCACGGATACGTTCTGGGTTGCCGTCGTCACCGTCAGTGGCGAGCAGTGGCATGACCCGTGCGAGCTCGTCCACCATGGGGCCCATCTCGTTCTCGCCTACTGCGGGGGCGCCATCCTTGTAGTCCCACATGTAGAGGTCCACCTGCAGGAGCTCATCCAGGCCGTAGGGGAGTTCCTGAATGTTGGTTTTCCATTCACGCCGGGATGCTGTTGAGTCAACGTAGCGTTTGGGGGCGATAGAGTCAGGGTGTTTAGGGAGGGCGACGGACCCGCCACTCCCGTCGCCCCAGCGGCGGATGACGGTTCCGCTTGATACATACTGGTCTACCGGGTAGATGCGTTCGTCCACGTATTGTTTGTTCGCGGCGTCGAACGCGCCAGTGGGGGAGGTGACCGCGACCCGCCCTGCGGCGTTCCTGCGCATCAAAGAGTTTCCGGAGTTCCCTGGGTCACCGACCTTGTTCTCCACCCAGTCCATGGTGGCGGCGTGTTGCGCGGAGGTGGGGGCGGCGGCGGTGAGTCTGCCGCCGGAGTCGCGGACGGCGACGGTGTCGGGGGTGGGGGAGGCGGTGGCGTCCGCGCAGAGCTGCGCCCACTGGGAGGGCATCGCCCCCGCATTGTCACGGGTGGCGAGTGGGATCGCGTGGGTGTGGTCCGCACGCGCCGACTGCACGGATGACCCCTCAGTGCCCGTCCCGTTGATAACGATGGGCAGGCCCGGCCCGCCGCCGCCGGTGGTGTTCAGAGCCACCCAGGTGGTGCCGTTGTCGTAGTACACGCGCCCGTCCGAGCCCTGGTCCGTCGCACAGAACAGGCGGCCGCGCACACCCTGCACAGGCCGGTTCTTCAACTGGCCAGCGGGCACGTCGATCACCATCTGGGTTTCGATTGCCTGATGGATCGCGTTCGTTTTCGCCCGGTCCGGGCGCGGGTCGGAGCCCTCCGACCACTGCGGGAGTTGCACCCGCACCGTTTTTGTCTCAGCCATATGCTTACCGTCCCATGCTGTACTAGATGCGGGTGGTATGGGGGCGTGTGTCACTCACCAACAAACCCACCGTCACCTTCCCACCTAATGAATTCGGCGCCCACCACCTCGTACTTACTGGGGTCTGGCACACACCACCACCACAATGGGCGGAACACCATAGGCGGGTCACCCATCCAACTCACAACCCCACCACCATAGTCCCGATCACCCGTACAAGTGCCCCTGCGGGTGGTGCCTCACGAATCCCCACTACGCCGGTCCTCGGGTTATAGATGACGATCACCCACCCGAACGAGCCGTTCGCGCCCTGCAGTGACATGTTCATCCACGTTGACCGGGTAGACCGCAGACTTGGGGGCAGTGTGGCCATGGTTGTGGATACCACGGTGGATGTGTTCGCGGGGGCGAGGTTCACGTCGATGAGCACCTGGGATGGGGTGCGTTTCACCTCAACGCCCTGCTGGGTGAGTGCCGTGTCGTAGGTGGACGGCACCCACCCGGAGCCGAGGTTTGAGCGGAGGGACACCCACTGCCCGGTCACGTCAGCCGTGGTGGGCGTGGTTGCCTTGTCTGCCTTCGTGTCCAGTTCGGCCCTGTCGATCTTCTTCCCGAGCGCGTCCACGAGCCCGTCAACCTGGCCTATGGGGTGCGTGTGGGGGTAGGGGTTGCCCCACCGGCCGATCTCGGTCTGCTGGCCGAAAACCACCCACTGCGGCACACGGGTCACGCTGGTGTTGGCGACGTACACGTGGTCACCCTTCGTGACCTGAACCCGGGTGAACACGCGCACCGGTTTCGTCCCGTACTTTTGGGGGATCGTCACCCACACCCGTGTGGGGTCCCTCGGGTCCACATCAACCACCGTCGCACGCAACATCATGCGCTCACCATGCCACCTAAACGCGACACAGTGGGCGCAGCCGGTGGTGTCACCGGATAGGACGCATCCACCCCTGAATACCAGAAGTAGACAACGGCATCATCCGCGCCGGACCCGGGTTCTGGGTGAGGAACGTGCACGTACCCGACCCAGGGTCACCGGAAATGTAGATCGCAATGTGACCGTACCCGCTATTCGTGTACGCACCAGACGACCCGGACCACGACGCAATGTCACCATACCTGGGTGGCTGATTCGCAGGGACCGCCTTACAGTACGGGGCGATCTGCGACTGCTGCCAGTAGTCCACCCCGTTCGCGATGACCATGCCGATGCCCCACAGGTCTTTCGCGTACTGCATCCCCACGTCCGCGCACTGGTAAATGTTGGACCCGCCAGCCCCATCCACGTCCACGTACCGCCCATTCATACCCTGGATCGACCGTTTCATCCGGGCCCCCAACGGGCCCGACGGAGGCTTCCCATCACCACCACCAGACCCCGCCGACTCACCGGCCGCGATACACGCGTCCACCACGATCTTCGCGTCCTCGTAAAATTGGGCGTAGTGCATGGGGTCCTGGTTGCCCTGCACCTGGTTGATCGCACGTGACGCCGACCCCGCGTCATTCGCGCCCTCATAGTTCGTTTTCACCAGCCGGTCGTAGAACAGGCCCGCTGACTTCGCCGGATCCATACGCACCGACAACGGACCCCAAAAGTCCTGTTGCTGGAACAAGCCCTTCGACGTGGTCGGGGATCCATCCGGGTTCGTCACACCCTGCCCCTCATCGCCATACGGCAACGAGATCAGAGTGGACTCGCCCATGGCGCACTGCACCGCCAGAACCATCGCGATGTTCGGGAGTTTCCGACGTTGCCCCTCCTGCACAATCTTGGAAGCGTTGACCAGTTGCTCGCCCTTCCAACCGAACTGGCCCAAAGGGCCGTCCGGGACGCCCGCTGTGCTGGACCCCGCCCCGTTCTCGTCCACGATCTCGGGGGGGTTCTCGGCCCGCCAGCAGGTGACCTCCACCGGGTCCACGTTGGAGTAGGGGAGGGTCACCTCGGTCACGATCCACGTGTGCCCGTGCTTCTCGTTTTCTGGTGCGAGCTGTCCCTTGTACGACACGCGGTCGCCGGGGCGGATGTTCCGGGCCAGGCGTTGCCCTGACACCACGGACTCGGGGTCGCGCAACTGCAGGACGAGTTCTTCGCGGCCCTCCCAGAGTTTCTTGGACAGGTCGAACGTGAACTTTGGCTTGGACGTGAGCTGCTCCGAGTGGGATGCCCAGTAGTCCCACACGAACTTCCACTCGTTCTGTGAACCCCGGTCCACCAACCATGCGGGTTTCCCGAAGTAGAACGCGTCATCACCAACCCAGCACCACGCGCCGCACCGTTTCGCGGTCTCGTGGATCACGTCCCACGTGGTTTCCTTGTCCTTCGTGTCCGTGTCCGACTCGGCCTCGATCTGCTTATCCCCCAGGGTGGTGTCCAGCACCCGCCCCAACGGCTTGTCCCGCAGCTCGGCGAGGGTGGTGTCCAACCAGGCGGGCACGTTCGTCTGAGCAGTCAGGCCAGGGTCCATGCCGCCCCCGTCGAGCTCCGCTTGCGCCTGGGAGATGCAGGACAACGTGATGGAGGGCCGGTCAGCGGACCCACCGGAGGTGAACGACAGCATGGTGTAGGGGCGGCCGTTCCACCGGACCTCCACACCGTCCTGTCGGATCTCCTTCTGGAACTCGATGGCACCCTTCTTCGTGTCCACCAGTTCCACGGTGAGCCGCACGGACCCGTCCACACTGATGGTGTGCTCGAAGTCCACAACGGCGGACGCGGGCACCGTCCACGTTTGGGTGGCGGTGCGGATCACCACCGTGCTAATGATGAACGTCACAGCCCCACCACCGTCTGCTCGATCATGGGCACGTCCAGGACCGTGCCCGGGACCATCCGCGCAGGGTTGTGCCCAGGGTTCGCCTCAGCGATCCTGATCCACGCGGACCCGTCCCCGTAAACGTCCTCCGCGAGACGCCACCACGTCATCCCCACGGTCCAAACGACCTGCTGCCTGTTGCGTTGCGCCACCTTGGGCCTCCTAGAACATCTTCAACGTGCCGGCACCCGGCGCGGGTTTGGGTGTGGACGGGTCCGCGATGCTGGTGGTGACCTTCCCCGGGGTCACACCGTCCTTCGCGTCCGGGGTAGGTGCCCCGCCGGACTCGTCGGTCTCCGCTTGCTCGGGGCCCTTCGCCTCAATCTTGATCGGCGGTTGTTCCTGGGCTGGGGTCTTCGCCCAGTCCACCTGGTTCGAGGTGACCGCCTCCGTCAACGACCAGGCGACTTTCACCCGGTTCGCCCGGTTCCCGTCGCCCATCTGCTCCACCACCGGCTTGCAGGACTCCACCCACCACCACGTGTCCGAGGCGATCCACCCGGCGTTGTAGAACCTGACCTTCTTGCCGGTCTCGGCGATCTTCCGCAACCCCACCAGCAGGTCATCCACCGACGCCTGCGTGTTCGTTGCCCACACGGTGTGCTCGAACGAAAACTTCCGCAATCCCTTACCTGACGGGAACGTGACGGGTTTCAGTGCGGGCCGGTCCGAGGAATCCAGGCGCGGCGCACCCCACTCCACCGACAACTCCGGGGGAGTGGACACCATCGAATACATGCCCTTATCACCGTCGATCTGCACCGACATCACCGGGCCACCGTTGCCGGTCCGGTACGCCACACTCACGTTCGGCATCAGTTAGCGCCCCTCAGTTCCCTCGTGCCGTGACGGTTCGCCGCCCGGCGTTCACGGCGCGCCAGCACCCGACTCACGGCTTCCTCCACGCTCTGACCCACCGCCTGCGCGGCCTCCACAGTCGCACCAGCAGCGTTCACACTGACCTGCACACTGGTGGTGTCACCGTGGTACGTGCGCGGGAGCTCCCCGGTGCGGTGGATCTGGCGGAGTGCGGGGAGCATCCCCGGCCGGGAGGTCACGGACTCCGGCATCACGTACTCCCGGCCATGCACCACACCAGCCGGCGCGGACGCCGCACCCATCCCGGTGAACCCACCAGACCGGAAGCCCTTGTCCGAACGCATCGCCGCGAGCACCGCGTTGTCGTCAACCTGCTGGCCGCGCTGCGTGAATACCCCGTACACCGCGTCCTTGTACTGCGGGAACAGGGCCATGGCATCCTGCTGGGTTTTACCAGCAGCCTCAGTCTGGAACACGATCTGGTTGAACCGGCTACCAGCCCCGGCAAGGTCCCCGGACTGCACCATGGAAGCCAGCTCAGAGTCAACACCGGAGAGGTCTTGCTTACCAGCAGACGTGGAAGTCTCAAACCCGACAAAGCTTGAAAGACCATCGGAGAACTTGTCGAGCACCCCACGGTCTGAGATCTGGGCGACCACGTCACCAGCGTTGTTGACGTTCTTCATGTCGCCACGCCAGAAACGCTGGAACCATCCGGCGTTGCCGTTGGCGTACTTCGCGTTCTTGAAACGGTCATCGAGCGGTTTAGACCCGCCAGCGGTGGCGTTCGACATGGCCCCGTCACCAGTCACACCGCTGGGGGTCGCGGCGTTCATCCCGGCGCCGATAAGTCCGGCGATACCCAGGGCAGCTCCACCCTTGAGCGCACCACCAGCAAGACCCCCGAGCGTTCCCCTGAGTCCTTTCGCCGCGCCCTGGGCTTTGCCCATCTTCTTCGTGGCGGTGTCCAGCCCGGTGTTCAGCCCGCCAAGGCCACGTTGCCCGTAGGCTTCGCGGGCACCGTCACGCATCCCACCCAGAAACTCCGTGAACAACCCCACGGCGCCCGTCGCGCCACGACCACGCCCACGCCCACCCAGGACACTACGGATCAGACCCAGCCCAGTAGCCACCGACCGGATCACGAGGGCCGCCTTCGCCGCAGCCGCCAACGCCAACAGGCCACCACCAAGCCCCACCACCAGGGGGATCAGCACCGGCAGGGCAGGGGTTAGACCCTTCACGATCACACCCGTGACCTGCCCCAGAATCGACAAGGCCGGCTTCATAGCCGAGACCGTGTCCTTCGCGCCCTTCAACAGGTCCGTGAGCGGGCCCACCAGCGGGGTCAGGAACGCCTCACCGCCCTGCGAGATGGAGGACAGGAAATTAGTCCACGACCCCTTGAGCGTGCCGGCGGCTTTCTCAGCGCCGCCCTCCGAGTTCTTCGCCAAAGCCTGGAACACGTCATCACTGGACACCTGGCCCTTAGACACCAGGTCCGCGACCTGTGACTGGTCCACGCCCTTCTGCTCCGCCAGCCACTTGTAGATCGGGATGCCCCGGTCTGTGAGCTGCATGATGTCGTCGCCCTGGGCTTTGCCCTTGGCTTGGATCTGCTTTAGGGGTAGGCCGATCTCATCCAGGGACATGCCATACAAGGCGCCCGTGTCAATCGCGCCCTGCAACGCGCCCTGCAGGTCGTCCTGCGACATGCCGGCGGAGAGTAGCCCAGAGCCGAGCATCGCCACCGAACCAGTTGCGTACGGGGTGTTCTGCGCCAACCCCTTGTACTGGCCCAGCAGCTCCTTACGGCCGGCCTCGTCGATGCCCATGGTCTCTAGCACCACGTCCGCCTGCTGGGTGTCCGCGATACGTCTCGCACCACCAGTCAACGCCATGCCACCGACGACGGTTGCACCCACTTGGGCGCCGCGCACAGCACCCGAGTTGCTGATTTTGTCCAGGTGCCCTTGGATCTTCCCGGACACCTGCTCGGTGCGGGACAGCATCCGCCCCAGCGCCGAGTTGTACCGGGATGCCATGCGCCCGGGGTTCACCCGGTCCATGCCCCGTTGCATCCCGGACACGGCACGGTTCGAGCGGCCCGCCATCTGCTGGATCGCGTCCGCGGTGCGGGACGACGCCGACCGGGTGCCACCCAGCGTGGTGTTGATGCGTCGCCCATGATTCTGGATTGCCTGCGCGGTGGTCTGAGACGCCCGCCGCTGCTGGCCCGCGGCACGCCCCACCACGGTCGCGGTGTCACGGGACGCACGCTGACGACGCCGCTCAGAACCCTCCACCGTGCGAGAAGCACGCTCCGCCGCAGTCGCAGCACCAGCCGCCGCCGTAGCCTTACGACCCTCCGAACGGCGCACATCCTCAGCGGCCCGCCTGGACGACGACGCACGCTTCTGGTCCGCACCCTCAGCCCGCCGGTTCGCCTGCTCCGACTTCTTCGCCGCGTCAGCCGTGGCCTTCCCGAGGTCCTCCACAGCCTTCTTGGCTTTAGTGGAAGGCCCGGTGAGCCGGTCCACGAACTCGGCGACGAACGTCATCCTCGAACCGGCCACCAGGTCTCCTTAGATCGTGTTGTGCTTCTCGATTGCCTCAGTGCGTTTCCGGTCGTAGATCACCGTCGCCGCCGCGTCCCGTGCCGCCTGCCTGTCCACGTCCGTGTCCGTGAAGTAGACCCCCGGGTCGAGGTGCAGCTGCTCGCACACCCACACCCCGTCCTTGAACTGGGGGTCTCCGGAGAGCCGCCAGACTAGGCGCGTGTAGGGTCCACGTCAGTGCCCACCGACTGGGAGTACAGGTTGAACAGGGCCACCAAGCTGAAGTCACCCAGCAGGTGCCGCAGACCACCCACAGGGTCGCCCGGGAACCCGAGTGCCTCGCACCACTCCTCGGAGTGCACCGTGATCGGGTCACCCTCAGTGTCCGCCACAGGTGCCACATTGGGCAGGACCTTGTCATCCTTGTCCAGCGGGTTCACCGCCCACATGCGCGTGTTCTTCTCGGAGATCACGTTGCCCGCCAGCACCGCCTGGGAAATGTCGGACTGCCCGGCGCGACGCTGAGCACGGTTCGCACGGTCAGCGCGCTCCGTGTACGTGTTCATGTCGTCCTCGGTGACATCCAGGTCCAGCTCCAACCAGAACTGCTCACCGTTGCGGGCCACCACCGGCAGCACCTTCGTGCGCTGCTGGTCCAAGCCCTGGAACTTCTTCTTGAGAACATCAAGCGGGGAACCACCACGGGTGGGGTTACCGGTCGCGGCCATACCCTCCCGCTCAATGTTCTTGTCCTCGGCGGTGCGGTCGATGCTACTGAAGTCAGCCATGATTAGGGTCCTGTCCTAAATCGTGCGGTTCCCCGTCCCGGGGTGAAGGTTGACGACGCGGCCGGTGGGGGACAGGGGGCACCACCAGCCGCGCCGAGTTCATCAGGAAGCCCCGGGGCCTCGGGTCGCGAACACGATCTCCACCATGCCCGCATCAGCCTCGGACCCGGCCTTCGAGTCCATGTGCTTCAGGGACTTCACGGGGATGTTCGGCCAGGTGGTGGTCTTCCCGTACGTGGTGCCCGTGGTCGTCACCGGGGTCTGGGTGACCGTGTACAGGCACTCCTCCCCGTTCTCCAGCGCACGGTTCAGCTGCGAGAACCAGGTGTCGTCACGCTTCGGGTCGTACCCGCGGGTCAGGGTCATGTCCCCCCCCGTGGTCTTGCCGTACACGAAGTCGTTGACCTTCTGCCCGCCACCGAAATACGCGGTGATCTCGCGGGTGCGTTCACCACCCTCACGGGTGTCCCACATGCCCGGTACACGGATCTTCCCGCCCGTGATCTGCACGTTCGCCTGAGCGGCGCCAATCGTTGCCATGAGTCAGTCTCCTTAGAAGGCAGTCGAGGGGTCTTCGGAGTTGAGCCCGATGACGATGTGACGGATGATCGGGGACAACCGGACCGACACGGTCAGGTTCAGCTCCGAGTACGGGGCGTTCTGCCGCGACTCCCGGATCTGCTCCACCGTCGCCGTGTACCCCGGGTCGATACTGTTGCCCTCCGCGTCCAGCGCGGGGAACAGGTAACCGGCCGCGTAGTAGGGCTGCAGGACCGTGTCCACGATCCCCGCAGCCTCACCACGGATACGTTCCATGCCCTCGTTGGGGCGCCACAGCAGGGGTTCCGCGGCGGCACGAAGGCTGATCTCGATCTGGTGCAGCGCGTCCGTGTGCGCCAGCTCCCGCAGGGTGGGGTCCGTGGACAGGGAGGACCAGTTGTTCAGGTACGACTGGCCGCCCGTGGTCTGGATACCGTTCACACCGTGCTGGTTCAGCTCGTTGATGTCGTCCAGGTCCAGCTTGTGCACCGGGGACGTGGGGGCGACCATCGCACGCGCCTGACCAGCCGGCGGCTGGGCCGGGGAAGTCTTCGTGTGCGTGATCGACCGGGCCGCCGCAGCATACGCAGCACCACCAACAGTGCGGGTGCGCTGGTTCAGGTCCGGGATACGGATCGCCGGGTACACCAGGCCCACCACATGCGAGTTCGGCTTACCCATGAGCTGGTCACCCACAGCCACCGCCTCGTCCACCGTGGTGTCCGGTTCAAGGTCCGTGAGGTAAATCTTGCGGTGCTCAGAGGCGTGCTGACCGACCTTCTCCGCAGTCACCGACGCGAACAGGCCGGGGGTGAGGACAGCGACACCAGAGGGAACATCCTTGTGAGCGTCGAGAGCCTTCACATAGTCGGTGATGGTAATCGACGCCCGGTCATCAGACCCGGCGCTGATCTGCTTCACACCGGCACCAGGGTTCACCTTAGCCCCCAGGTCCTTGATACGGACCACAGGGTTACCGATAGCCCGGTTGGCGAGGTCAGCAGGGGACTCGTTGGCGAGGAAGCTGGCGATGGCACGCCCGGTGGAGGTGTCCACAACGTTCAGGTCGAAACCCGCGTCAGGGCGGGCAGTGACCGTGGCCGTGTAATCCTTGGAGTGCTGGCCCGGGTCGATGACCTCGACGGTGAGCACGTCCTTCGGGGACTCCGGGGCACCATCCGTGAGCGTCACAGACCCGTTAGTGGCGGCGGGGCCGACCACACGGGTGATGAACGCCTCCGCGCCACCCAGGTTGAAGTATGCGCGCACCTCGTCGTACAGGGACGAGAACGGGACCCGGCCACCGAACAGGCGCTCAAAATCCTTGATGGAGGTCAGCGCGTACGGGTGCCCAATCGGGCCCTTCTGCGTGACCCCAACGAACTGTGCGCGGCCCGAGGGAACGGACTGCGCGGACGGGGCGGCCTGAACACTGACATTCGTGTCCACACCGATACGAGTGTAGGTAGCCACTACTGGCCCTCCTTGATGATGAGTGTTCCCCGCTCGATCAGGCGGGCTGTGATCGGGTCCTCAGTGTTGACGACCCGCCAGGACGACCCGTCCATGAGGTGACCCACGGAGTCCACCATCACCGGGTACGGGCGGCTGTTGTAGGCGTTCACGTACTGGGCGCCTCGGTTTTTTCTGGCCATACCCCTACCATCCCTGCTATCAGAGACCCGTGGGGGGATGGGGTCGCGTGTCACTATCCCCAGCCACGTGGTGGAACGTTCCCGGGATGTACTCGCGGGTGACCGGGTCCTGCCGGTACAAGTCCACGTCGGTGAGCACGTACCAGTTGTGGTCCATGTACGGGGACCGGTCCAAGAACTCGGTTGCGAGGATCGGGACACGGAGCTGGGCGGTGCCGATCCACCCGCCCGCGTCCTGGTCCGGGGCCAACGCACCGTAGTCCTCCACCCACCGGTCGTAGTTCACGTGCGCCTGATCCGTGTGGTCCTTCTTCGCCTCGACCAGCATGGGCCGTTGTAACAGTGCCTCACGGCACCCCAAAGCGAGGCGTTCCGCCTGCAAGCGGGCGATCAACGCACCCGCGGGGGACGAGTCAGCGGACCACGTGTACACGCCGACGAGCACGTTGTACTCCAGCTGGTATTGCTGCACGATCCCCTGGTCGTCCGCGTCGATAGGGCCCGCGTTGGAAATCTCACCCGGGGTGTCATCCACCGCCACCGAGATCGCCGGCCACTCACCGACCGCGAGATCCACTTCCGGGGACGGCACGTACCGGACCGGGTCAGGGAGCTCCGCCGGGTCACAGCCCAAGATCTCCCTGCGAATCTGCAACGACTTCGGGAGCACGTCCATGAGTCGGCGGATCACCAGGGTCTTCACGCCCTCAGCACCGAGCATCAGCGCAACACCTCCAACCCGTTCACCAGCCACCGGTGCACTTCCTTCACCATGGCCTTCTGGTCCTTCCGTGTGGGGTCTCCCATGAACGGGCGGGCTGGCATCTTGTTCGTGCCAGACTGGTGGTACTTCGCGTAAGGCACCTGCGCGTCCGTCAAACCCACCTCACCACGTTTACCCGTGACCCGGTACACCCCGGCCTGGGCGGCCAGGTGCGGGGCTGCGGTGCGCTTGAGCTTCCCCGAGTACACGAGGATCTTCCGGCCCGGGCGTTCCCGGTCCTTCCGTACCTTGTACTTGTGGGACAGCCCATCCCACCTGTGCCCGTAGTGCTGGCCCTCCGTGTCGAACTGGTCCCGCACCGCATCAGTCTGGACCTGCAGCACCCGCTCTAGGGCGGGCCGCATGTTCAGGCCGTTGGCCCGCAACCGTTCCAGGTCGTGGGTGACGGTCTTCCCGCCCACCGTCATCCGCAGCACAGCGCCCATCAGAACACCATCTCATCCGAGAAGAACGGGGCCGGAGCCGACCAGGCAGCCCGCCCCACACTGCCCGGGGCATCAGGGTCACCGTCGTTGATCACATCATCCACCTGGGTGACCATGTCATCCAGATCAGTTTTGAAACGCTGCCACAGCCGGTCGGCGTACGCGTTGCCGTCGTTCGGGCTGGCAGACGCCGGGAACAATGCGGCCTGCACATAGTGGGCGGCACCGTTCGCAACCAGGTCACGGGCCATGACCCGCAGGTTATCCCGGAACCTTTCAGGCGTCTTATCCAGACGCCACAGGCGCGCAGACACGCGTGTAGCTACGGACTCAATGAACGCTTCCACGTCCCCCCGGGTCAGACGCCGGCCCGTACGGTCACCCGACGCCCCCCGCCCCAAGTACAACTCGTTCGACACACCCGGCACGGCGGCCTGAGTGTCATCCACCGTCACATGCGGCAGAAACCGCAGCACATCATCAACGGTGCACCCAAACGTCACCGGCTCCACAAGATCATCCATACGGAAACGGGGCCACCTACCGTGAGCCGACACATGGTGCCCACGGCGGTGACCCCGCCACCCCCTCTCCGACTATGCGGCTAGCACCGCGAACATGGGACGCTCCCCGAACCAGCCAGCCGGGGCGGACACCACGTCACCGCGGAACACGGTCGTGCCGTCCACCACCAGCCACGGGTCCAGCAGCACACCCCGGGTGTCCCCACCCAGGTCATACGACCGGCCCGTCAACGCAGGCACACCAACCGTTGCGCCCGGGGCAGTGGCCGCCGCGAGGTCCTCGTACGTTCCCCGCGACGCCAGAGCAGCCAACGCAGCGTTCCGGGCAGACCCCGGCTTCTGCGCCATAGGCGTGGTCTCCGGGGCGGCACGCTTCGACTTCACAGCGGCCACGATCAGGCCGCCGAACCGTCGAGCTTGTCGATCACCATCACCGCGGCCGGCTCATCCACAAACGGTGCCGCACGCTTCGAACCCTGCACCAGCCAGTGATCCGTCTCCGGCTTGTCAATGACCCGCAGCTGGAAGTCCTTCTCCAGGGCCACGAAACCGGCCGTGTTCTTCTCCACCAGGTACGCCTTGTTCGCGGGAACGAAGTCGTTGATGATGACCTCCAGGCCCAGCAGACCGTTGAGGTTGTTGAACACGGACGAGTAGATCGCCGAGGTCGCACGGGTGTCCGTGAACTTCGTGGCGTCCCGGATGTCCGGGGCGGTGACCATCTTGAACGCGTCAGCCTTGTTCACCAGCAGGGTCGTGTAGTTGTACCCGGTGGGGGAACCAGCCAGGGACTTCGCGAGGTCCATCCACGCGAACCCCTCCTTACCCCAGTCGCCGGTGGCGTTGACCTTCCGGTTGTTGTCCAGGACAGCCTTCTCGAACGCGGCGAGGGTGCGGGTCGCGTCCGTACGAACCAGGTGGTTCTGGATCTTCCGGTTGCCCTTGATCATCGGGTTCACGTCGTTACGGTCCACAGCCTCGTAGGCCACCTTGTAACCGGCGCCGTACTTGCCCGAGGAACCGTACGTGGTCTCACCCTCGGCGATGTCGAGCATCGGGTACTCGGCCATCGGCTCGATGTCCTGGAAGTCACCACGACCGGCGTACAGGTCGTCGAGCTTCGCGACCTCGTACTCCACGACACCGGAGGGGGTGCCGATGGGCCCGCGCAGCAAATAGTCGGAGAGGAAGGACACGTCCGGGCTGATGATACGACCCGCGATCTTCGTGGGGTCCTTCAGCAGGGAACGCACGGACGGCTGGTAGTCGCCCGGCAGAGTGATGGTTGCCATGAGTGTTGGTCTCCTTAGAGGGCGAGGGCGACGGCGGCGTCGTCACCGTTGTTGGCGTCAGCGAGCACGAACCCGTACCCGGTGTTGTCAGCGGACGCGGCAGCCTTACCGTTGGCTCCCGCGGTGGCGAGCTTCCCGGCGGTCAGGGACGCACCAGCGGTCACGGAGACCACACCACGGCGGTACACGGTGACCTTCTGGCCGTTCTTCACGTCCCACCCGGCGACACCGAAGGGGCGGTCACCGGCGGCGCAGGGCACCACGGTGGGCACCTGGGGGTTCTTGGACGCGGCGAGCTTCACGAACGTCTTGCCGGTCAGGTCAGCACCAGCGACGCAGGTGAGACGGTCCGAGTCGTTGAAGTACTCGAACACGGGGTTGGTCTGGTATGCCATTGGGGTTCTCCTCAGAATCCGGTCTTGTCGGCCCACGCCTGGAACGCGGCGTCGTCATCGGTGGTGGAAGCGGACAGGGCCACGTCGGAGCCCTGCTCACGGACGTTCACACGCGGCGCGAGGGACGACAGCAGAGTTTCGGTGGCCC